CGATTTTGCTTATTTGTATAAGAAGTGTAATGAGTATATGCAAATTGACTATTACTGTGTGGATATGCACACTAGCCAAGGTCGTAAAATGGGTAAAAATAAAGCTGATTTCGCCAAAGAAGGGAGTGTAGTAGTAGATGAAGATAAGGAATTTTATGTTAAAGAATGGAGGAATTACTATATACAGGAAAAACTAGATAACCCCATTAAGATTAGAAAAAAGAAACCCCTTAAAAAGAAAAAAGTAGAAAAAGAAAAGAAAAAAGTAGAAAAAGAAAAGAAAAAAGTAGAAAAAGTTAAAAAAGAAGAAAACAGAAAAGAAAATAAAAAAGAAAAGAAAAAAGGAATGGATAAATTTGTAGTTAGGGTGAAAAGTGTAAAGGCAAAATCAGTTAGCCAGTTGAAAAGAGAGGAGAAGACTAAAATGATTAAAAAAATGAGACCGGCTCCTGTCTTTAATGAGTTAGAAGATAAGTTGCCAAAAGAAATAGATGTATGTATGGATGGTATGTTGAAATTGTGTGGGAATACAACCTGTGGGAATAAGGTAATGTGTTTTAAATATAAGGATAAAATTTGGAAAGAGTCCAGGAAGAGTATGAACTATAACAGGGACTATTGTGTATTGGATAAATGCAAACCCTTATTTGGACTGAATAGTATTGGAATGAAAAGAATATTGTCTGATTTTAGGGTAGAAAAGATATCTAAAGAAACAAAATATTGGGCCGATAATTGGGAAGTGACTGTGAATGGTGAAAAAGAAGACCCTGTGGTGTATTGTGTAATGGATGAGATTACTCCAGGGACAGAGGTCGGAAAAATGAAGGCAGAATTACTTAATGACAGGAGATTACTCAAGGAATTTGCTAAGATCGGAATAGTAAGGGGTATATTTAGAGTGAGTGATTTTAATGGTAGAAATGTTTTGGTGAAGGAGGTAAATGGGAGGAAAGAATTGGTAAGTATTGATGAGGGAGATATTGGTAAAAGAGTTGATATAATTGGTAGAAAAAATAGGTGGCTTATGAATGCTTTGAATAAGGATAAGGGTATTGTCTATGAGATTTTGAATGAAGTAGATAGTGCCTGGAAATTGCACTCTGAAATGATATGTAGTATTATGAAAGAGTATAAATTTACAGAAGAGCTGTTTGAAGAAGTGTGTAAAAATTATAATAATTTGTTGAAGGATTTGGTCGGTGAAGGATTTCAAGAAACAGTTGTATAATTAATAAAATAATATAAGTATAATAACATTTTTATTATAATTATGTTTACATTCCCAGATGATCTATGGTCGTTAATAAAATCTTTTGTGTTTGATTGGAGAAAAATACACATTAGAAAAAATAAGTTAGTATTAAAACAATTGTCAGCCCATGGTTTTTATAAAGAAGTTTATGAACGTTGGGTGTCTTTCCCTCCTTTTCCTACAACAAATCATATCATTGCTTATGAAAATCATAGATTAAATAATTGGGCTTGTCCTCTGCCGGATCTACCGTTAACTTCAATAACATGGAATATTACTGGAAATGGCGGTTGGAGAGCAGGTTATGGATGGAGTAGGAACAATAATATAAATTGCCAAAATTTTTGTACTACAACAGGAATGTATTAACTAATCAACTTCAAATTCAAAATGAATCCATCTAATTTACGTAAATTAAGAGACTACTCTTCTCAAAAATGTTATCATATGGTAGCCATCATGTTAGCGAAAATGATATACGCTATAGTTCCATTTAATGTTAAGGATGATTTAAATACCATTCTAATAGGGGACCATAATTACAATGATACAAAAAATAAAAAACATAACGGATACCTTGGGTTTAAATTATTTAACATTATCGATAGGGATAATAATACATTCAGTCAGAAAGAGATTCGTGATAAGCTAAAAGACACAACTGTAATGGAACAATTAAGGACATTGTTCGAGTATTCACAAACTTATTTGATAAATCCCATGGTAAATGATATTAAGGATATTGCTTTAAAAAAAAATAAGGCGTTTTATCAATCATTTATTAATCGTCAGCTTACGTTAAGTGAATTAGATGGCGATAAACAAAAGGGATGGATAATTTATGAATTAATTCATAAGCTTATCGACCAAGGTATTGTTCAAGCGAATTATACAGGAATGGGTAAAAAAGGTAATAAATGGTTTACCCCTGGCAAAAATTTCAATAACGATTTTATACCGGGTTCCTTCATTGCCCCATTGTGCAGACATTCTAAATTGCATGAAAGTTGCTTAAAAATACTAAGGAGTATGCTTAAGGGACATTCAAATGTAGAAATCATTTCCGAATATAAACTTGATGAAAAGTTCGGTTATAAGAGATACATGCGCATTGATATGGCTATTATAAAAGATGGACGTCTTCTTTGTTGTGTTGAAGCAGATGGAAGACAACATTATGAATATATCCCGCATTTTCACAGAAATGGCGTAGATGACCTTAAAGAACAACAAAAAAAGGACAGTCTAAAAGATGACTGGGTGAAAAATAAATGCGGAGTCGATAATATTCGCATTAAATATGATTTAAAAGTTAAGGACAGAATAAAACAACTAAAATTAAAAATCACACCCTTACTATAAGTTATTAACAATATATGGAAAAAAACTGCTATCTCCGGGTATGATATCCGACACGTTGTATAAATTTTTTATATTAATATTAATAATTTCACTGTGAATACCGTCTTTTATTTTAATTTCTCCATCCCATTTTTTTATTATAAATAATGTTAAATTAATCTGTCTACCGTCGTTTTCTATTGTATGATTACTTTCATTGTGTTCAAATTCTTGTATATTATCTATATTGACATTGATGTTTAATTCTTCTCTTAATTCGCGCTTCAATGCTTCTTTTTTTGTTTCATTTTTTTCAATTTTTCCGCCTGGAAATTCGAATAAATTAGGGAAATTTTTTAATGACGGACTTCTTCTACACATTATTATGTTTGAATTTTTAATTAAAACAGCGCCAACTACTTGTATCATATATTATGGTATAATCTGTGTTTTTATATTTATTTATAAATTGATTAAAATCAATTATGCGTTATTGATTTCTATAATGTCTAATTTAAATAACGCCCCTATTGAACTTCATGCCTGGTTTTCCAAAATCCAAAAAGATAGATTGTATAAATATTGTACGCGGCAAAACCCACATACAAATATTTATTTAACTACTGACGGGAAGGAAGTAGAAGTAACAGAAATATGTAATTATAAAGATACGCATGAAAAAAGATTTAAAGATTCGCAATACCGTGGAAAGGTTGTAAAATGGGTAAGAACTCATAAAAATTAACTAATAAAAAAACAAACTTAAAAAAAGACGGCATAATAAATTATAATGTCTGAAAACTCAAATCATACTGCCTGTGCTGTTTTTACTTTCAAGGACCAAGAAAGTAAGGAAAAATTCATTGAATTTTGCAATGGAGATAATGGTCTTAGTGTAACCCGCGGATGGAAAGGTTGTCAATCGTTGGATTGTTATGAAGCTCATGACAATAATATGAAGGTCGTTATTTGGCAGAAATGGGATAGTAAAGAAGACCATGAAAGTTATGTAAAGCATCGTCATGACGACGGGTCCTTTGAATTTTTACATTCTTTGATCGCTTCACCGCCCGAAATTAGCGCCCTTCGACCGGTTGTTTTTAAATCCGACCGCGAACAAGTAGAAGATGTTGTGAGAGATATGTGTCATAAGGACCATACGGTAGGAATGAAACATATGACGGATGATTGCGTGTTTGTTCGTCCAACTGGGAATCCTCTTACAAAAAAGGGATGGGATGAAATGATGAATAACGACGCCGTAAGTGTTACAAGTAGTGAGTTATTGAAGGTAAATAAATTGTCGATTGCGGGTGAAATGGCGCATGTTTGCTACACATCTCATAGTAAATTTAATTATAAGGGTGTAGAAAACGACGATGTTGCGGTGTTTACAAGTGTTTTGCAAAAAATGGATGGCAAATGGATGATCGTTCATGGACAACGGTCTACTGGTAGAAAACCAGAAGATCCTATGCCTGAATTTTAAATAAATTGAAACTATAATATTAATAATTAATTTTAATTAATATTATCAAAATGAATGGGAACACTGAATATACTAACTTAAACGATGAAATTAATATATACTTGGTAGGAATCAAATTAGCGGTCGCGGCATTTATAGGACATGGTTTTTTGGATTTCTGGCCCCTGTGCTCTACGTGGGAATGGACGCTATCCATACCTTATTACCTTCTTATATCATTATTATCTATATATTTGTATTTAGTTGCTCCACTTACCATGAAATTACTGTTCTTTGTAACATCTGCCTATCATTTTGGATCGGACTGGGCTTTTGCGTCGAACGCATTGTTTCTAGGCATTACATTAGTTGGTATAGGTATGGGAACATCTTCAGAACAACTTAAGCTATTTGGGTTACCCGATAGTCATGTACTCAGTTTACTAACATTTATGTGTGGTATAATTTGTTTAATCCCATCAATAAAAAAGCCGGTGGTCTGGTTAATGGCCCCATTGGGTGGGTTGGGTATATATGGTATAATGTTTTATGCCATAGTTATACACACCCCACGTTCTGTATATCTGCTTGCAAATAAGTATGGTAAAAAAATATACGCGGCTTGGATTATATTTACCATACTGTCTTTTGTATTAGTATGTTTATTTGAAGTAATGTTTGGCGCGTTTAAAGATACCAGAGATGTATGGATAGGAGGAATGATGGGTATTTTATTCGCACATATTTTATGCACGGCTCTGTGGAGGGAAACAATAAAATCGCGCGACGAAACTTATTCCGTGATGTATTAAATTGATTTTAATAATTACATAAAATATTATTTTAAAATGGAAGCCAAACGAGAAACCGATAATATGGATTTGCTTAGAAAGCAATATGATTTAATAGAACAGCTGTTATGTCGTGTAGAGAAATTGAAATCAAAAATCAATAATATGAAAAAAAAGAATAAACGAATGGATAAAAAAATAAAAGAATTGACTGAAATAGAAGAGACGTACCTGACGTATATTAATAATATTCAATACGTTGTATGGAAATAGTTTACAATATAATAGATAACACCATCATCATTACATATTTTTATTAATAGTTTAATTAATAATATTAAACATTTAATATATAATATATTAATTGTATATGTGTGGCATTTTTGCTTTGTATAATAATGAAACAAATAGTTCCAATATAAAAAATTTAATAAAACACTTAAAAAAATTACAACACAGGGGTAAGGACGGATACGGAATCGTGTATATAGAAAATGAATCATTGATTACCGTAAAAGACAAGGGGGAAATCAATTCTATGTTATTCAACCGATTGGCAAATATTAATTCAAAATCAGCTCTAGGTCATTTAAGGTATTCAACCTCTGGCGTCTCTGTAAAAAAAGGTGTATTGAACAGAACGGAACTACAACCAATTAGGGGCTTTTCCAGTGATATAGGTCCATTTTATATAGCACATAATGGAAACATACCAAATACTCAAAAACACGATACATTATACATAAAAGATTTACTCGAACAATCAGGTATGACATTTGAAGAAAAATTAATAAACGTTATAAAAAAAATTCCCGCTGCTTTTTCGGTTGTTATATTAACATCAGACAATACTATGTATTTGTTAAGAGACCGTTTTGGAATAAGACCATTGTGTTTTGGAAATGATGGTGATAAATATTATGTAAGTTCGGAAAGTTGTGCTTTTTCACATAATATTGATTATATAAGAGACGTTCATCCAGGGGAATTAATAAAAATTGATGAAAATGGTTATCAGACATTATTTCAGTATGACCGTTCTCAACATAATCTTTGTACCTTTGAAATTTTGTATTTTTTAAATGAAAATAGTTACGTTGATGGGTTACACATAAAAAATATTAGGAACAATCTTGGTAAAATATTAGCTAAAAAAGAGGATATTTTAAATAATGAAGATGAATATATTGTTTCCGGGATTCCTCTGACAGGCATTCTATATGGCAAATCATACGCTGAATCAATGGGGTTTACATATAAGCAATTGATACATAAAAACAAGGCCATTTCAAGAACATTTATTATTTTAAATGATAAGGATAGAAAAAAAGCGTGTAATGATAAATTTATGTACGATGAAAACGAAATAAAAGGTAAAAAAGTAGTATTGGTGGACGATACAATCGTGAGAGGAAATGTTATAAAGGCAATTATAAGTAATTTTAAAAAATGTGGCGCTGCTGAAATACACGTTCGTATCCCCGGACCACCAGTAATAGATATATGTGAATTGGGAATATCCATACAAACGAAGGAAGAGTTAATAATGCACAATAGTGATGTAGATATCGTTTGTAAAGAAATAGGGGCAGATAGTTTGAAATATTTAAATGTGTCCGATCTGGAACATTTCCCAAAAAAATCATACAACCAATGTTTTACAAGTTATATAGACCCTGAAATAAAGGCCAATACAATTAATACATAAAAAAAACAATAATTATTTTTGTTATTGTTTTTTTATAAATTTTAAATTAGGATTGATACGTTTTGTGTTTATGAGTTGTCTTCTTGTTAAAGCGAATACCTTTGCCAGGCATTGGGCTAATAACAGGCAAATTGAATCTTTTTTTTATTTTATTTTTTTCAATTTCTTTATCTAATTTTGCAATAGTCGATATCAACTTTTCAGAAAACATTCCGTATAATATAAATTTGGTTTTTAATTATTACCATTCAAATCAATTTAATTTAATTAATTTTGCTTCATACATCCAAACAGAGAAATATTTGTAATGAACAGCTGACATTACCAGGTGCGAAACTAATAATATAGACAATCCAACAGTAATATCGTTAAAATATCCATACATATTTCCGTAATCATTGCAAACTACTAAAGAATGGTTGAAAATATTGTCATAATATGTGATTTGTTTTTCCGTCTCAAAAATTGTTCTGTTTAATATATTTATAACCTTCTGTCCTTTGGATAATTCATCTAAGATATTAAATGTTTGAGTATCGGAATGATTGGAATTGCTTAATAATCTCATATGATAATCGACGTGGTTATGATTTCGATGCGGATGTTGAGGCTTCCATAATTTAATTGATTGGACCCTTCTTTGCCCTGTTTCTTTTCCGGTTGTTAATGTTTGCATACTGTTTTCCAAAAACTGGTCTTTCATATTTACCCATGCGTTATATTGACTTAATATCCTAAACATTGTTTTGTCCGCCGTATTTATTCCGTGTTTTGCTATTTGTAGATAATGTACGGATTTATCCCTTAGGGTTGATGCCAATTGTGAAAAATGGTCGCAATTATGCTTTAAAAAATAAGATGTTGAGCTGGAGGCAATCGACACACTGAATAAAGCAATAGAAAAAGCATACATTCCTAAGCATGAAATCGTTCCCACTATTCCCCATACAATTTGTGTAGTATACTGCGCGCAGGTTTGAAAACAAATACAGCATTTTCGTAAATTTTTATTTTTACAGCAATAACAGCCTACGCGTTTTACTAAACAAACCTCTCTCGATGTTTCCAAAATAAAAATACTAAATCCATGTAATAGTATACACAAGTGCAGAACACACGCTAAAAAAATAACAGTGATGCAATTGTTAAAAAACTCATCGCTTATGGATTCACCTAAATAATTGTATATTATTGTGTTTACACCGTTCATACCCACAATTATGTATGAAAAAGCAATTGCCGTCATTAAACACCCTACTATGCTTGCCCCCGGCAGGTTGTCAATGCTATGGTCGTATAAAAGGGATAGTGTATTAAAACACAATCCACACTTTTTTTTTACTTTTATCAATTCTCCCCTTCTATTATTGATAAATTCATTTATATGGATATTTTCAGTAATATTTTCAGCAATATCACTTAATTTATTTTCTATATCATCTGGTAAATTTTTCAGATTACTCATGTACTTTGGGATTGTAAAGTTATTGTAATTCGATTTACTCTTATAATTTTCACTTTTGCTACCCTTATCGGGTGGTCCATTGTATGGAACTATTCTTGACATTTAATAAAATGTTTTCATTGTTTTTAAACCATTTGAATTATTTTTTACCGTATGCTTCAGGGTCTACGTAATTATTTTGAGGCACAACATAATTATTATAGCGTTGTCTCAAATTCATTCGAGGGAGAGATGTTCTGTTCCGCCTTCTCCTAAATGAACTACGATCCGTATTTTCTTTATGTACATAAGCATCGGGGACCGATTGGGATCGACGCTTTACCGGTTCTGTATGTATTTGTCTACAAATCGGACAGCGAACATCTCTCCCCAACCATTTATTAATACATGATTTGTGGAAACTATGCTTACATTTTAATCGCTTTCTATCTTCAGATATCATTGATAGGCAAATAGAACATTGGTCCGGAGTATAAAAATAATTTTGGATGACGTCTTCTTGATTTAATTGTTTCGTTAATGATGAGTTTTCAGGGGAAACTGGTGGAGATAAATAATCAGGCATACCGTCTTCGGCTAAATTACACCGTCTTGCTAATCTCGATTGAGCGATTGACATCATTTTAATTACATCATGCATTTTAAATATAAATTCCCCGTATTTACCCTTTGCTGTCAAAGAACCCTTACAATGTGTATCATTACACTCTATTATTGTAAAATAATAATTACCATTTGGTAGTACTTGTCCGTTTTCGTCGCAAATAGAGTAAGGACAGCTTATAGTGGTTTTTATAGTATTATCATTGCTTTCATTTTCTTCGTTTGTTTGTGATTCCATTTAACAAAAAAAAATATATTTTTATTAAGATTTTAATGTATTAATTATAAATGAGGGTTATTTCAACAATGACAATACCGACTTCAATTGCCAATAAGGTTGTTTAATGAAGCCTATTGTCCGTGTAAGAATTCTTTTTACAAACCGGTTCTTGTATACATCGAGATGATTATCGACCGCTTCTTCTAAATCCTCCATATCAAAGTCCTTGTTCTTGTAATACGACACGATGTGTTTGTTAAACCGTTTGTCTATCAAGGACAACGCTTGGTATACAAACAATTCTGGATTTCCTTCCTCCAATAAGCTACATGCGGTTGAGTTAATACACGGGGTATTTGAAGATTCGCACTCGTTTATGAAATACTTGTTGTAGTTTGTATGTAATACGAGGTTTAATAAGATAGGGAATATGAAGCAACACCCGTGATTGTCATAGGACTGAAGGTTGGTTCCCAAATAATTATGGGAGTCTGTTTCACTGTAATGAATGGATTGTCCTGTTATAGAGTATTTATTAAGCGACCGATTGAATGATCTGACAAATTCATTTGCCAAGATGAAGTCGATGGGCTTTGTAAATTTTATTTTTTTTTTGCGTGTAGAAGATAATTTTTTATAATGAAAATTTGTATAATGCTGTGCCCCTCCGTGTGAGTTCAAGCAGAATAGGTTGTAGTCTTTTTTATTTTTTGAATTTTTTCTAGACGGGTGTAATACCATTAGCACGGAATGCGTGACGAAATCAGACGTTTCTTCGTCGTAAATATAATTTTCAAGACTAACTGATAGTGATATTACGTTGTCGTCTTCCATATTATCCGAAATATAGGAGAACAGATCTTGGGTGTATACATCGTTGTCCTCAACACAATCAACCTCGATAGAGTCCAAATATTTGGACGTGTTTTTGTGTAAAACTTCGTTCATATCAACAGCTAGATACGATTGCGTGATTTTTGTTGACTGACTGGAATTAAACACACCGCCTATTCGAGATATTTGCGAGTAGTATGGCGTGTCCGTGTCTTCAGATGAAAATCCGTACGAGAACGCATCTTCGCATATAGTGGCAAATGTTTGCCTTTTATTGAAATTTTGAAATGAAAGCATGATTTATTATGAATGATTAATTATTGATGTAACAATTTTATGATTAAACCAATCAGTACAAATATTATTTCAATTTATAAATTAGGGACATGCGATTTTACTTTCTACTTTATAATCTTTACAGTCCAAAATGGACTTATTTTTCATTGGTGGTACTTGATTATTCTGCAGACATTTAAACTGGTCTTTACACTTGAAACTATAAAACCGCTGTTTCATAGCGGTTGTATTATTGTATTTTAATCTATTTATTCTTGCCTTTTGGCTAGTTGCCCCATAACGATAATTTGTGTGATTCCCATATTTATATACTAATTTAGAACAAGGTTCCACATTACTATTTGAGGTATCTAAATTAGTAGAACGATACACATGCGGGGTGGCTGTCTCTGTATCTTGTATGTTATTGGGTGTGTTTTTCTCATATACTTTTGCGCGTTTATACATTACATTGTAATGGTTGAATATGAAATCATGTTGCGGGACGCCATTTTTATTCAAATAACCCTTGATAGATGGGTCATAACAAAAACAACCGTTTCCAGCGGCGACTGATATGGGGTCTTTTAATACCTTCACATTTGGGTCACAATTATCGCAATTTATGGTCTTTCTTACATGATTGAGCGGCATTCTAAATGGCGTTCCATTACAATTCCGTGTATTATTTATGGTTGGGTTATTTTTTACTAATTTATGTGGGTTTTCCCTTTTTGGAGCATATTTATTATTAAAAATATTCATAGTAAACATCATTTTATATATAAACGAATCAAATTAAAAATACAAAATATTTTATTATAATTTGTATTTATGAAAACCGTGTGGTGAATTAAAGTTTATAACACTTTCTGTTATAAGGGTAAGCTCCAATGGCTCTATGACGTGCGGTGTATTGAGGACAATCCACATCACCACTTTCATTATAGTCACCCGTGAAACGTTGTTTGTCTCCAACATAAACACCAGTACATTTATTGGGATCATTCGCACATTTATTGCTGTTTGTGATGGAATCATATTTCAACCGTTCCAATCGACTACTACTTGATACGGCGCCTTGTTTCATAAATTTTTTATTACTTGGATTATAATGAGTTCTATTACAAGTCGATTCGCAATTACCAGCGATACTACTGGTTAATGTAGTATTGTTTACATATGGCTTGTCTTTTGGCAATTTTTGTTCGTAAGTTGAGAACTTCTTATGTTTTAGATGTTCTCTGTATGAATAAGAATACGGTCTTTTATTTGGCTGTTGGCCTGATTTTATAACACTGGCCCTGGTTCTACTATTTCCAGGACAATTGTTATGGTATACAGAATCATTTGGTATTAGACTTATGGTACTTACCCTTGATTTGGATGACGTAGAGCAACAAGATATATCTTTATATTTCAACATTATATATATTACATATATACATTTTATTATTACGATTTTATGATTTAATTTGTTATTATATAGGTTATTTTAAAAAATATATTTCTAAATATACAGTATATGAATATAGAATTAATACTTATTATTTTTTTTCTTTTTATAATTATAAATCATATTTTAACCACTAATATATTTCCACAGGTAGAGAGGGTCATTGAAGGAATGACTTGCAATCCAAACGAACAATCGAAGAAAAGTGCGTGTTTTGAAAAAAAAATGGAAGAAAACAAGACAATCGTTAGTACTATGGAAGATTCTATATCTACTTTGTCAAAAAATATCAAAGATCTTATAGCGCAAAATGACGGTCACAAGAAAAAAATAGAAGAAACTCAGGCAAATATTAGGAAAATAAAAAATTCACAAGAAGGGAGGGCGGTAGACAATAGTGGTGCTTGTGAAAAACATCCCGAAGCATGTTAAATTATTTTCCCAATAACATATATATGCTTACAGACTATATTGTAAAATTACTTATTTTTTTATTAATACTATTGTTGATAAGTAATCTAAGTGAAATATCTGTTTATAAATTATTCAATGGGTCCATGTTTTCATTGAAGGAAGGAATGGACGAATGTTCGCAAAACGAGAAAGACGAACTTTATAAACAGAAAATGAAAATCGATAAAATGGCAGACAGCACGTCCAAAATGAAGGGGCGACTTGCAAATTTAGAAAAAGAAATAGCCACCAATAAACAAAAAATTGGTGAAAACAATACCAAATTAAAATCGGTCGTTGACAAATCCAAACAAGAAAAAAAACAAGCAGAGAAACAAAGCGAGAGTGTAAAGTTTGATTAATCTTAATTCATACCATATAATTTATATAAACTATACTAATTTATATAAATACATCAATCATATATAATATCAGATATACTTCTAACAATATTTTCATCTCCTATTTCATAATTTTGTATTTTGTACTTGTTTTCTAGGTCCATAAAAAATATTACAGAATTATGATTATTTATAACAGTTGAATAAAATATCGGTTCGGCGCAAACGGTCATAATAGAAAATGTTAAAAATACAGAAACAATAGATAATTCCCCCATATCTATATTATAAAAAATTAAAAACTTAAATAAATAGATAAAATAGGGAAACAACCATTTCTTCAACCGTATTAGGTATATTTTTTTCCTATAAATATTTTTACAGACAAATAGGATATAAAATAACATAAAAAACAAACTTTGTGTGAATAACACAATCGTATAACACAGGTCATAATTCATGCTTGATAATTGAATAGGATGTTTATTAATATAGTAAACAATGGAATTATTATTGCGAAATGAATAAAAATTTAATATGGAATTATTACTCTGATGATTGATTTGTGTCAATGGATATGTAAATATAATCGGAATTATATGACTTAATACGCAAATAAAGTATGCGTTTGTTGGTATCCGGGAAAAAAATTCATGTGGATACTCATTGGTAAACCTATATTTATACCGACATTCCATGCATAATTCAAATGCCGGTCTATCTATATTTTCATATCTCCATTGATTCAGGCATTTTTCATGTACGTATTTACTAGTTCCTCTACATTTACAAGGCCATATTAAAATATTGTCCTCTGTCTCTTCTTCAAAACAAATTCTACATTCTCTATCGTCTATATCACTTATTGTTTTGACAATTCCAGAGACAACATCGTTAATTATAATATCAGCACTAAGATCATTTATAATTTTATTGTATTTTTTGTCTGGATATATTTTGTCTGTTAAATGGGTCATTTCATTCATTGATAATTAATATTAATATAATTTTATATTGTTATAATATAAATGAGTTTAACAAATATAAGTAATATAAATAAAAAAAAAGAAAATTTTATAGGAGATATTATAGGGAAATCGCAATCTGAAATAAGTGGTAACAAAAAAAAAGGTGGTTCTCAATTAACAGGGATCGATTTTAATTATTCATCGGCAATTCGAACACCAAGTGAATTGGGGATGAGTTCTTCAGGAAATATGAATGCTTTGGCGGCGGACATTGCTGGACTTATAAATTATACAGAAGTTCTTGTATCGGGGACTGGTAGAGCCATAAAAGGTAAATTAGGAAATCAATATTTTTTAAAAACATTAGCAAAATGTAATCTAGGAGGGAGAGAAACGGACCGGTATTTATACATAGATAATGTTCCTAGTGGGAATGTATCATTTGGTGGTGTATCATTAACTGGTGGGAGGAGTAGTTTAAGAGGTTTAGTCCCTGGTATGATTGAAAACATTGGTAAAATAAACCCACTTTCCATGTTTCAAGCATTCTCTGAAGGTACTCCAGATTGTATTCGATGTCCTAGAAGGATATGCCCTGTTACCACTGGTAAATCGAATTTGCCTATATCTAAAAGTGATTATAATGAAATCAAAAAACTAAGAGAGTCTTTTCAAAATATCGACAGTATTAAACAATTGAATATTGACTCGAATGATATTATTAATAAACTCAAAGATAATAAGGGTGTTGTATTAAATAATATTGGATTATCATTACTCGCTGCTTACATTGCTTATCGGTTGATTTTCAAAAAGTAAGCCCCCTTTATGAATAAGGACTACTGCTGAAATGTAAAACAACGTTCCAATTATCAAATGAAAGAAGACATTTGGTTTATAATCTATTTCAAAGAAATTCAATAATTGTTGATGCGGTGAATGCCTACTTACTGGTATTAATCCCCAGAATATTGCATTTAATACTAAAAAACAAACTATTACAATAATTAACATATGTTATTAACACAATATATGTTATTTTACAAATTTAAACGATGCGTTTAATTTCTGTTTCTACTGCTACTTTTACTTTTACTTTTAGATGAGGATCTGTTCTTCATTCCCATCTTTTTCCGACGAGTTATTTTATTTCTGTTTTTCCCTCTTTTACGGCTACTTTTACTTCTGCTTCTACTTGGTGTCGATTCTTCATTTATCAAATTGTGTAATTTGTTAATTAAGTCCGCTTCCCGAACGGTAGCAACATTATTATTCGCTTCTATTTCATTAAGTCTTTCGTGTAGACTGGCAAATGATTGGACTTGGGATACACCATCTAAATCAAATATATCTGACATTATATATAAATTTATATTTAATTTATATTTAATTAAAGTCGTTTATGAAGTTCCAACGCAACTACCGCACCCGATAATTGTGCTACCACATACGGCATTAAATCGTCTTTTGATAATTTGCCTCCTAAATACATTGCAAATGAAACTGCTGGATTGACATGTCCACCAGAAATTTTACCAATTACCATTATGATAAGAGCAAGTGTCAAACCAATCGCGATCGGTTGACCGGTTGCTAATATAACATATACCAAAGCGAGTGTTCCTGCGAATTCAGCAATAAATTTATTCATTATAATATATAATTATAAAATTATAATAATAGTTTGATAAGACATATGGCTGTAAATTAATACTATGTTGATTTACTTCTGTTTTACAGATAATCCACTAAATGTCATATTGAAATAGGTTCGTTGACTGCTGTCTCCGCTGTTTGTACTGGCTCCTTGACTCCCAGAACCTACTTTGTGTCCGAACAATGTTGCTGTTTTACTCTCACTGTCTATGTATTGGGATATTCTCCTTTGAACTTGTTTTATCATTGCTATTCTACTTGAATTATCACTTGTAGGGCCTCTTGTACCGTAAGAATTTATAATTTTACTAAGATCACTCATTTATATACTAATACAATATAAAAATTAATACCTCTATTGCTAAATTATCCAAATGTTGATTCTCCGCTGTACTTTATATACAAAAACCCGTCCAAGTCCTTTGCTTTTTCAAACACTTGATTTACATGATATGATGTTGGGACCATGCCTAGGTTTTCTACGAATAAATATATTGATTTTTCAGGAGATACGTGTATTCTTTTACGGATGACATACATAAATTCCGCCATTTTTAAGTCTTTGGGGACTAAATATTTATTTCTATCAATATTTGGAATATCGGGACATCCTTTGTGTTTTTCAACTATAATTGGTATTTTATCAGGGTATTTGCTAGTAATTCTAAATGATTCGTTCTTTCTTTTTTGAAAATCATGCTTTTTCTTAAAATCAAATGCTGTCATATTGTATTTTAATAATAAAAAATTTCTAAATATTTTTATTTAACCATATTATTATTAAAATTAACTTATGTTATTTTACAGTTATTCTGCTATAATACGAGGCGCTATATTCATGGATATCAATTCCTGAAACAATAATTTACATGAATAAGGCAATAGAACTCGCTTAAAATCTACCTTATTTTCGCATGTGTTACAGTAGTGGATGTTCTTCTTTTGATTAAATACGGCGATCAGACCACATTTATTACACGTGTGGACTTCAAATTTATCGCTGGCACCGTATATCCTATCGCGTGTAAACGCACTAGCTCCATGTGAAATCATACAATCACGTTCCATCTCCCCAAAGCGCAACCCACCATCGCGGCTTCGTCCTTCTGCCGGCTGGCGCGTCAATACAACCATAGGCCCTATACTACGTGAATGATTTTTATCATTAACCATATGTTTCAGTCGCTGATAAAATACTGGTCCGACAAATATGGATGTCTCCAGTTGTTCTCCTGTCATACCATTATACAGTATTTCATTACCATGTCTTTCATATCCTAGTGTCTGTAATTCTTTGCATATGTCTATTACATGGTGTTCGTTGAAACTTGTTCCGTCTCCAAATAGCCCTAGTTGTAACAATACCTTACCCATGACGGTTTCTTTTAATTGTCCGATAGTCATTCGTGATGGAATACAATGTGGGTTAATTATAATGTCAGGCGTAAGGCCATTTGCCGATGTAGGCATTGATTCATGAGGTAGAATTAACCCCACTGTGCCCTTCTGTCCGTGGCGACTAGAGAACTTGTCCCCGATGGTAGGAACACGATATGTTCTTGTTCTAATTTTAGCAAATGTATAACCATCACCATTTCGGTTTATGTAATTCTTATCGACATAAGTGCTCTCCTTTGTCCTAAATACTTTACTTTGGTCTCTGTATTTAATTAGTTTTGTATGATCGTTTCTATTCTCTTTGATAGGGACTACTTTTCCAATAATAATATCTCTATTTTCGAGTAGTGTATTTTCAGGAACAACTCCTTGATTGTTTAATTTATTGTAATTAGCAAATTTCATACCCTTTGTTTTGGTTTTGTCTGCCTTACATCGTATTTCTTCATCTCCCTGGATCTTTTTGTCCTCATCTTTTTCAGTGTGATATAATGTAGCTGAAAACAACCCTCTATCTAAACTGCTTTTATTAAATATGATGCTGTCCTCCTGATTATACCCACCATATACTCCGATAGCAACTATTACCATACATCCCGATGGTATTTTATGTAAATTCATTATATTCATAATTCTCGTATCTACAAGGGGGCGTGTTGTGTACGTTTGAACGTATGCGGTCTTATCCATACGTGACCTGAAATTGGATACATACATCCCCATTGCTTGTTTGCCCTGAGCGCATTGATATGTGTTTCTGGGAGACTGGTTGTGTTCTGGGAATGGAATACAACTTCCTAGTAATCCAAATATAGTGCTACTATGTATTTCACAGTGAGTGTGTGATTTTGAAGAACACAGTTTATTTTGACGGGTGGCAATATAGCTGGAATTTTGTTCTGATGGGTCAATATATTCAATTACCGATTCGCCGTAATCATTATTTATCAACATATCATTCCATGCTATTGTTTTGGAATTGATATCATCCAACATCTTTCCCTTTATCAACGTAGTACCATTTTTGACCTTATACACTGGTCTCGTCAAACGACCCGCGTCATTGCATATTATAATCTCTTTGTTTTTATAGTCGAATGAAATACTTGTGAATATATTAATTTTACCACTGTATTTACACTCTTTCAAATAATTGTACGTTTCGATCACATTATCTGGTTCTATAATACCAATCCAATTTCCATTCACCATCAGCTTAACTTGTTTATGAAGTTCTAGTGGCGACATTGTTTCAATTGGGACATATTTATCAGTTAAAATATTATAAATAGTGTCTATGTTTGACCGAATTGTGATGTGAGTCATATATCCAAGGTTTTTAACCACACCTACACCAGCACCCTCTGGACTTTCTGCTAGACATATAAATCCCCATTGGGTGTTGTGTAGTTTTCTAGGAGGAATTAGCTTGCCACTTTTATCTATTGGGGTGTTTACCCTTCTTAAATGACTAAGAGCTGATATGTACGTCAATCTACTCAATACTTGCGCTACACCGCTTTTGTTTGAATTTGTATTTTTTATTCCAAAATCTCCCGTTGCCAATGCTCGCTTTATACCGTTTTCAATAGTAGTTGATTTGATTATTTTATAAATGTTTGTGCTATTTATAATATTATTATAATTATAGGTTGATTTCCATGAACCATTATTATTTCCCTTATAATTTGTTTTGACATATCCTTTACCAATTTGTTGAAATAATTACGGAATAAATTATTAAGCAATACCCCAGCCAAATCGAGACGCTTGTTCTGGTATGAATCCCTATCGCTACACTTTTTCCATCCTAATGATGTCTGTATTAATTTATTTGTCATGTATCCTAGGAAATACACACGTTGGCGCGGCGTGTCACAATGAGGGAATAGGTCATTATCCAATACATTTGTTGTAAAACCATACTTCATCTTATAGCCTTCATCTTTATCCATATTAATTGGGGTAAACATAGCGTAATTCACAATATATTCAATACATTGTTCCTTATTCGTGTATTCAATTGCCTCCATAATAGACGCCTTCAGTGAATATATGAGACTATTTTTTCTAGCCTCATCGATATTTAAAACAATGTATTCGCATATTTCCCTATCAGACATTACACCCAATGCTCTAAACAGAATAAACAATGGTATAGGCTGTTTTATTCTAGGTATTTGAATATAAATAGAATGACCGTTGCCGTTTGTTTTCGCAGCTATCATCATATTAATCTGTTTTGGTGATATGCATTTATTTTTTGGAATTGATTTTATTTCGGCTAACCACGACCATTTGTTATTATTTTTTTTAATGTTAAAACACATTACCTTATTTTCACATGCTCTTTCTTGTGCCAATATTGTTTTTTCAGAACCACTGATGATAAAATAACCTCCTGGATCAAAACGACACTCTCCTACTAAATCTGTGTGTAAATGCTTGTATTGAGTTAATACGCAAATTTTTGATTTCAGCATAATTGGCATTTTACCGATATGAATCTTTGGTAATTTTTTGAAATGCGTTTCGACCTGTTGTAATTTTTCACCATAACGGACCTTAATTTCCATATTCAAATCCAATGTCATGGTTGAAGCATATGTGAAATTCCGCAGCCTGGCCTCCTGGGGAAACATAATTTTGGTTGCACCATTATTTTCATGAATCTGAGGCCTATACATTTGAAAATTAGTGAATGTTATTATAATTTCTAATTTATACAAACCAGTCTCCGGATCTTTGTCATTCTCAGAATGAATTACTACCGGATTAAACATGTTAATTGTATTGATTAAATCTTCATCTATAAAATGATTGTACGATTCCAATTGATGCCTAACTAGCTTCCCTAAGTGGTCGTTTTTAAAGTAACTCTCTATGACTTTCCAGTTGATTTCGTTGTTTTCTTCCATTTTGCTGATTATTGTAATAATTATTTTACAAATATTTATAATTCAATTTTATTTTTAAATCAAATTTGTGATATCATAAAAATTTTTGGAAACATTATTCTGTTTCAATATATATATGAATAGTAATAATAACGAATCGCCAAATAATAAGGATAATATAGACATATCATTCAATTTCCCATTAAATATTGACAATTCTTCGAACAAAATAAAGTCTGAGAATTCTCCCCTACACGACCCTTTGAAAAAAAGTGTCGAAGATATTATAAACGATATGTGTAATGAGTTCGATAGGATATTGAAAATTACATCCGAAAAGAAATATATTTTGGACCAATCGTATAATAATTTGTTATTGGAGGATAAAAAAGACAATTCTCCAATAAATCCTTTTGATGACAATATTAAATATAATACTTTTAATAATGGTATAATGAATAAGAATTCCATATTTGATAAGCCCGTTGCAAAAGGCAATCGAAAACGGAGCTTATCTTATTATTTAAAATCATACGACGATAGACAGGGTTCGCGGTATAAAAACCAAAAATACAAAACAAATCAATATTTATCAGGCAGTCTTAAAGATATTGATAGTAAATATGAAAATTTCAATTTGAAGAATCATTTTTACAATTCAAAAAGACCCCCTAGACCATTGTCTATACCCAAACCAATTATAATTGAAAAGAAAAAGATTGATATTAAAGTATCACTAAAGACAATTGGGGACTTAATAAAATTAGCAGATGATTACCCTCTTTCTCCTACAATCGAATATAATATTGACATGCGAGCAATACATTTGATAAAACCGGATATGGTGCGTTTAAATGATATGATTGGTATGGATAATTTGAAAGAAAATATATTGGACCAAATATTGTACTTTATACAAAAATTACACATCCATAAAAATGAGAACAGTAATAATGAATTTATGCATACCGTGATATATGGTCCACCCGGCACAGGAAAAACAGAAACCGCTCATATAATTGGTGGTATATATTCGAAGTTGGGTATACTTAAAAAAAATGTTTTCAAAAAAGTAACCAGAGCCGATTTGATAGCCGGGTATTTAGGACAAACCGCATTAAAAACACAGGAGGTGATCAAAAGTGCTTTGGGCGGTGTGTTATTTATTGATGAGGCGTATGCTTTGGGAAACAAAGAAAAAAAGGATTCATTCGCAAAGGAATGTATTGATACATTATGCGAGGCATTAAGCAACCACAAACACGAGTTGATGGTGATTATAGCTGGGTACGAAGAAGATTTAAAAAAATGTTTTTTCTCTTATAATCAGGGTCTGGATTCGAGATTTATTTGGCGATTTAAAATAGATGATTATAATCCCACAGAATTACAACAAATTTTTAATAAAAAAGTAAAAGACTGTGGATGGTTGATTGGAAAAACACCGACCACTTGGTTTAAAAAAAACAAAGACTATTTTAAATATTTTGGGAGAGATATGGAAACATTGCTTGCAAAAGTAAAAATAGCACATAGTAGGAGGGTATTCTGTTTGGCTGAAAAAGAAAAACGGAATATTAATAATGAAGATATCGAAAAGGGGTTTGAATTATACTTGAAAAATGAGGAAGTTAAATCACGTGTCGAGGAGCACATGAATCCATTGGTGAATATGTATATTTGAATTAATTATTAAATAGTTTGATTTTTATTATTTATTTGTTTTAATAATAAAAATGGCAACAAAAAAAATATCAGTCAATCCTGCTTTTTTCAAATTAAATGGGTCCAAGACTCTAAAAAAAAGAGCTAGAAGAGATAAAAAAACAATACGTGATTTGGCTAAAAAGGAGAATAAAGAATTAAAAATGAAATTAATAGATAAAATTAAAGAGCACAAAAAAAGGAAAAAAGAAGAGGAAAAAAATAAGTTAAACGAACATACCAACCAATTTGATAATGATTTTGACAATAGCTTGAGTTACCTACAGGGATTGTCTGCCAAACATAAATCAAAAAAAGATAAGAGAAGGGAGAGAAAGCTAACGAGAAAAATGGAACGAATGAAATTACGACAGCAAAATCAACAACATTATCAATATCAACAGCATCAGACATTACAACAACAAACATTACAACCGCCATCGTCCGTTAGGATTCGCACCGAACAGCCTACTATGCTTCATAACACGCACAACGGACAACACATCGATAGTATATTGAAACAGCCTATGATACAATTGGGTAATATGCCGGTAAATAGTATGATCTCGCCACAACCACCGGTTCCGTCCGCTCGCATTTTAAATCAAGGGAAATTAAACAACATCGCTCACGGTAATATTCATAACGAGCCAATGTCGAATCTAATGCAGTCTAAACCAGATCCACCATACGGTATTCTAAAACATGGTAGAAAGCCATTATTTTCTGTTTATAATAAAACATTGCGTAAACCAACTACTTCACATCCAAAAGCTAACATTGTAATCGAAAATGGTCCAAATCAAAACATACACACGGATGACTTTTTTCAGAGACAGCAAAATTTAGAAAAATTAAAACAAAGTGTGAGTGGGTTGTCGCAAATACCAAATCCATTAAATATAAATGTGTCATCAATTATGCCTAATAGAAGCAAAACACTAAAAAAAATGAAACAACTAAAAACAACAACAAAACGATACATTCATCTTGGGAAAAAGGACGGTCGAGTAGGTGTTTTAATAAAAAATCAGAAGACAAGGAAGAAGATATTAAAAGATACAAACACGCTTAAGAAACGTCCATTAAGCAAAATAAAAAATTATTTACGCAAACATAATCTTATTAAAATTGGTTCAATTGCTCCGGAGCATATTATTAGAAGTATATATGAAAACTCATACTTGGCTGGTGATATTTATAATAAGAATGTAGACACGCTATTGCATAATTATTTGGATGAATGATTGGCAATTATTTAATAATTGGTTAAAAAATATTAATTTATTTTTACTAACCAAAGCATATATGCGTTGTTAATATTTATTAAATGAATTTAAATACATTTACACAAATAATATGTAAATGTCAAATAAAAACGAACCCGGAACAATGATACAAGAATATTTTAAACAATTTGAAAAATATAAAAAAAAATTTGGTGATATGGTATTATTATTATGGCAATGTGGTAGTTTTTATGAAGTATATGGATTGAAGAAAAATAATATAACGAACCATTATCTATTGGAATTTTCCAGAATTTTAGGATGCAATATAGCAAGAAAATCTGCCGCATATAATGGCATACCATTGGAAATGGCGGGATATACCACCTCTAAGCCATTGGAAAAATATGTTCCCAAATTATTGGACGAAGGGTACACAGTTGCTGTATGGGAAGAATATGGTGAAGAGATTATTAAAAAGAAAAAAGTAAAACTCAGAAGGCAAAAGGGTGTGTTTTCGCCCAGTACTAATATTGAATCAACAAAAAGAAATATATCAAATTATTGTTGTGTTATTTGGATAGAACAATATGAAAGTAGTCGCTTCAGTAAATTTCCTTTTTTACATTGTGGGGTTGCTTTAATTGATAATTTCACCGGACAATCTAAATTATTTGAATTTCGCTATGAGAATAATAATATTCATAACTCGACCGCGTTTGATGAATTGGAACGATTTATATCGATTTATAATCCAAGTGAAACCATATTTATCCACAATTATAAAAACGTGGGTAAAATAAATGACATTGTAAATTTCATTGACTTATCTTCTGATAAAATACATATTATCTCATTATTAGAAGGGGATAATTTGAATACCGAAGCTAAAAATTGTGAAAAAGACAGTTATCGAAGGGAGCTATTAAATGAAATATTTGGTATTTCGGACTATGATTTTTTTATGAAAAGTACCCAAATGGATGTTTATATTCACAGTGCCAATGCCTACTGTTTTCTATTAAATTTTATTTTACAACATAATAAGGAACTATTAAAGTGTATCAGCGAACCAGTTTATGAAAATTCACCCGACAGCGTATATTTGGCAACACATTGTTTGAAACAATTAAATATTATAAAGACAGAACAATCCACCAATAATATGTTCTCGTCTATACTAAGTATGATGAACCGATGTAAGACGGCAATGGGAAAACGAAAATTTAAAGATTTGATATTACATCCTTCTACCAATACATCTTATTTGAATAAAGAATACGATATTATGCAACATATTGTTAGCAACATCTCTCCCCTTTTGTTAAAAGAATATAGAAATGATTTGAATAATGTAAGAGACGTTCAGAAACTATATCGGAAAATTATATTGAATTTGTTTAAACCGTCAGAAATCCCATTAATCTTTTATTCATTTGTATCTTTTTTAAAGACTTATGAAAATCTCGTGAAGGATGAAATAATACATAAATATATTACAGATAAAACAAATAGTGGTATACACGTTAATAATACACTAAATACGGACATTAATACATTAATAAATTTACTAGAAACAACATTGATTATTGATAAATGTAATGAAGACCCCAAAAATATCACAAATATATTCAAACGAAACTTATACGCCGATTTGGACCTTGCTGAAAAAAAACAAATCGAACATAAACAACAATTGTCAGCGATTCAAGATTTTTTGACAAAGATGATCGGTGAAAAAGTAAATATTCATACCACAGAAAAACATGAAATTTATATTAAATTAACATCAAAACGATGTGATAAATTAAAAACAGCACTTGCGAAATATTTGAAGAAATACTGTCCCAATGGGTGTGAAAATAATATATTGTTGGAATTTAAATCAAAATATGATGATGAAACAGTTGAATTCGAATTGGATTTACATTGTTTTAAATATTCCACTGCTACATCTGGCAACAAGAAAATATCAAGCCCATTGTTAAATATCTTATATATATCCTTGATGCAGGATGCGAGTAATATGAAAGAACTTATAAAAATTTATTTCTGTAAATTTAACAACACACTAAAGCAGTATTACAATGAATTTACGAATATTATAAATTACATGTCAACGGTTGATATTTTACTCACAAAATCACATTTAGCTATTAAATACAATTATTGTAAGCCAGAAATCAATAATAAATACGAAGATATATCGTATTTCGACGCAAAAGAATTGAGACACGCGCTGATAGAGCATTTAAATACAGAGGAATCTTATGTTCCCAATGATGTATCTTTAAATGTTGAAAAGAATGGTATTTTACTTTACGGGACAAATGCGGTGGGAAAATCCAGTTTAATCAAATCAATTGGTATTTCTATTATTTTAGCCCAGTCTGGAATGTTTGTTCCGTGTAGTTCTTTCACGTATTACCCGTACAAATCCATTTTTACTAGAATTTTAGGAAATGACAATATTTTCAAAGGGTTAAGTACTTACGCGGTTGAGATGTGCGAACTTCGTACTATATTGAATAAATGCTGTGAAAATAGTTTAGTACTGGGCGATGAATTGTGTTCTGGAACAGAGATATATTCTGCTATGTCGTTGTTTTCTTCTGGTGTGAACTATTTGTGTAAAAAAAAAGCAAGTTTTATTTTTGCAACCCATTTTCATGATTTAATTAAATTTCCAGAAATACAACAACTACTAGATGAAACACTTGTGTTGTATCATATGTCAGTTAAATATAATAAGGAAAAAGATATGTTGATTTACAAAAGAAAATTAGAAGAGGGTCCAGGCGCAGGCATGTATGGATTGGAAGTATGTAAGTCATTGAATATGCCACATGAGTTTATAGATTTAGCTTATAAGATTAGGAACACAATGGAGGAAACATCCATTTTAAATAAAAGTCAAAGTAGATACAATTCTACAATTGTTAAAAATAAATGTGGAATGGAAGGATGCGATAATATAGCGGATGATATACATCATTTAAATCCCCAGGAATATGCCAATGATAAAGGGTACTTTAAAGACAAATGGTTTCATAAAAACCATTCTTCTAATTTGTTGCCAATTTGTAAATCATGTCATTTAAAAGTCACTAAAAATAAAACAGTTCATCGAAAAACAAAAACAACCAAAGGTATTGTATTGGTAGAACAATAATATAGAAGTGGAAGTATAATTATAACCGTTATTAAGTAATAAAATGTAATTATATGATATATGAGAAATATTTTAGGGGACATAAGTGAATCTATAAAAGAAAGATGGGGAGAGATAATTATTGGAACCGTGTTTATTATTATACTTATTTTAACCCTTCCTGTATATGACCTGACGTTTGAAAATATAAATGGCGATGACAATGACAATAGAAAGGAAATGGATACCCTTGAAGTTATATACGAGGGTTACACCAATAAATTTGATATGTTGTGCGAAGATGAAGATTTAGAAAAAGTATGTGCTGATTTAGGCAGTGGTGTAGGAAAACGATCCGCTTGTAATGTTGCAAAATGCTGTGTATGGGTGAAAAATAAAAATACAGAGGAATGTGTCGAGGGAGATAAGGATGGTCCGATGATTAAAGAAGATAAGCAAAAGAACAAATACGACGAGTATTATTATTTAAATAAAAAATACAAAATGAAGTAATAAAATAAATTGATTTAAAATTATTTATTGTTATATTATATTAATAAATAATGATTATACCTATTAAGTGTTTTACATGTGGAAAAGTTTTGGGAGACAAATACCTATATTATATTCAAAGGGTAAATGAAATAAAGACATCTAAGAATTTAGATGTAAATGAAGTGATTTATATGACAAAAAATAATATAAAAAAAACACCTGAAGGTGAAGTAATGGACCAATTGCATCTAAATAAAATATGTTGTAGGCGACACATGCTTACACATATCGATATCTATTAATTATAACAATATTAAACATATTTTTATCATTAATATAATGTTTAAAACTATATTAACAAAAACAGCGGAAAGAATGATGTATGGCTTCGGTTTTGGCGTAGGTATGGGATTTTCATTTAAATTAATTCCTATAAATAAAATGGAACGCAATAAAATAAACCAGAACTAATTATTTGCTTGTTGATAATTTATTTCATTTATTTTTATTTATTTTTATATGTTTTTATCTATATTTTTATATATAATGGCAAAAACTAAATCTATATTAAAAAAGAGTAAAGGAAAAAAACACACAAAACGCGTTCATTTCAAGAAGAGCAAGAAAGGTAAGAAGGTAAAAACAATGAAAGGTAAGAAACATATGAAGAATATCAGAAAGAAGAATAAAAAGAAAACACGCAAGTACAAGAAAAATAATGGTAAAAGAAGCATGAGGCGGAAATTAAAAATTAAAATGAAGGGAGGTTCTGGTATCGGCGCTAAATTAACCGGAGTAGCGTATAATAGTGATCCACAGCAACAATACCCTGAATCAACCAATTTAAATTCAATTACTCCCGCTTCATCTCAAAAGGGTGGGAGTCTATGGGATACTTTTGGTTTGGGAGATGTACCGTTAATTAAAAACCATTTAATAAATGCTTCAAAAAATACTATAAATGCTGTCACAGGAAATAGTAAAGTGGTATCTGCTGACCCAACCGTCCATCCTCATATGGAAAAGTCGTTGATTACTCACCCACAGCATATTACCGATTTAAAGAAAATCCATCAAGCAAATGTAGCACAACAATAAAGTGGGTGGATAAACCTAATTAGGTGATAATAAATACTAAAATATTATTGTTAGATAATTTATCTATAATAATATTATAATGAACGTGATAAAGATATTTAATAAAATATGTACTCCTGCACAAATTTATTTAGCAATTTCATTGGTTGCTATTATTTCGATGTTGGTTCAAAATTGTCAAGATAATACCGTATACAGAGTAGGCGACATGGTAGTAAAAACACCTTGTCATAATTTAGCATTTTTTGCCGTAAAAATAGCGTATGTACTGTTATGGACGTGGTTACTTAATTTATTATGTAAAAAAGGATTCACCACTATATCGTGGTTATTAGTTCTATTGCCATTAATAGGTATGTTTGTATTAATTGGTATGTTATTGTTGGTATTAAGATAAATAAATTATTATTTTAAAGTTATTAAAAATAATAATCTAAAAATTCATTATTCATTATATATAAGTATGGATTCTATTTCATGGACGATCATTGATAAAATGTTTAAAGAAAATGAGAATTTTCTTACAAATCATCACCTAGATTCATATAACCGATTCTTTGACAATGGGATCAAAGAAGTTTTTAAAAATCAAAACCCTATGAAATTTTATAGAACAAAAGACGAGAAACACAAAATTTTCAAACACAAGGCAAATATATATTTTGGTGGAAAAAACGCCGACCGAATTTATTACGGCAAACCTATTATTTATGATAAAGACGAAGACGGTGAAAGGCAGCATTACATGTATCCAAATGAAGCTAGAATTAGAAACATGTCTTATAAATTTACAATTCATTATGATGTTGTAATTGACATCACTGTATTGATAGAAAATAATAATGGTGATGAGAATGTTAGAGGACCAAAAGACAAGTACCCGGGTATTCCAAAAAAGTACGACGTCCATGAGGAAACAATCACACTAGAAAAAATATATTTGGGACGATTCCCCATTATGTTGCAATCCAATTTATGTTTTCTCAAGGGACTTGAACCTGAGGCGCGTTTTAACCTGGGAGAATGTAGAAGCGACATTGGCGGTTATTTTATTATTGACGGCAAGGAAAAGGTAATAATGAGTCAAGAAGGACGTGCGGATAACATCTTATATGTTAAAGACCATTTCAATGATACATACAGTCATGCTGCTGAAATACGTTCTGTTTCCGAAGATTCTTCAAAACCAATTCGAACACTGTCAGTACGGATGGTTGCTCCACAAATAACATCTTCCAACCAGCAAATTGTGGTTAATATCCCAAACGTTAGGAAACCGGTTCCATTGTTTATTGTTATGAGAGCGTTGGGCGTAACGTCTGACAAAGAAATTATAGAAACCTGTTTGTTGGATTTAGACAAATATAAGTATTTGATTGAATATTTCCGACCATGTGTTCATGATGCGGGAAGCATATTCACGCAAAACCAGGCTCTGAAATTTATAGCCGAACTCATGAAGCATAAAACAGTTAGCCATGTGTTAGATATGCTTTCTTCCTATTTCATACCTCATATTGGAGAGCTAAATTTCAAGGATAAGGCGTTGTACTTAGGATACATTGTTAAAAAATTATTATTGGTGGTGAATAAAAATGAGAAACCAACCGATAGGGACAGCTATGGGTATAAACGAATTGAAATAGCGGGTACATTGATATCGCAATTGTTTAAAGAATATTATACAAAGCAACTAAAAGCGGTCAATTTGTATATTGATTCTAAATTTTTCTACGAGTCTGTAAATGGAGAAACATACCACGGACATGATTTTAAAAATCTTATTTTAAGCAATGTGAATGAAATGTTTGCCAAACGCATTGTTGAAGAAGGGTTTCACAAAGGGTTTAAGGGGAATTGGGGAGCAGAGGAACACACTAAAAAGCTTGGGTTGGTACAAGGATTGGACCGCCTTTCCTTCTTTTCAACGTTGTGTCAGTTGAGAAAAACAAATTTACCTATTGCCGCCGATGGTGCTAAAATAATAGCGCCCCGTCTTCTTCATGCCACGCAATGGGGGTACTTATGTCCTCTTCATTCACCATCAGGAGGCAATGTCGGTCTTCATAAACATTTATCAACCTCCACTGTAATCACAAGCGGAACAAGTGGTAAGCCATATATAAAGCTAATAAGGGGATTAGGGATGAAACTATTGTCTGAATGTTCCTATAAAGAATTATCAGTACTAAGTAAAGTATTTGTAAATGGAGCATGGATAGGGTCGGCACATTTTCCAATGAAAATAATTGAAAAATTAAAATTAATGAAGCGCAACAGTATTATTAATATTTATACTAGTATATCATTTAATAATAAGAAAAATGAAATCATCGTATGGACTGACTCTGGACGTCCTTGCCGACCATTGTATTACATGCACGCGGACAATGTATTGAGTCATGAGCGCCCGGAAATTATTGAGAAATTCGACCAAAAGAAGGTAACCTTCAAACAAATAATAGAAGGCTTTGGTAAATACGAGGAGTTTAGTATAGGAAATGCTCCTGACAGTTTATTAAAGAAACAATCTTCGGTAGTTGAGTATGTGGATACTGTAGAATGCGAAGGTAATTATATTGCAAAATCAACCACATTGAGAGATGATTATGTTAAAGAGAGGGTAACGCACGAAGAAATAGACCCTTCACTGATACTGGGTATAATGGCAAATCAAATTATTTTTCCAGAAAACAATCCATATCCAAGAAACGCTTTCTCATGCGGGCAGGCAAAACAAGGAGTATCCATGTTCCACAGTAATTTCAGGAATAGAATAGACAAAACCTCATATTTGCTTAATTACGGACAAATTCCACTAACAAAAAGTAGATATTTGGATTATGCCACTAAAGAGCAGCATCCATATGGAGAAAACGCAATTGTTGCTATAATGTGCTACAGTGGATTTAATGTGGAAGATGCTGTAATTATTAATGAAGGATCATTAAGTCGAGGGTTATTCAGAACAACTTATTATAATATGTATGAAGATCATGAAGAAACAAAACAAGTAGGGAATGCTGTAATTGACAAAATATTCATGAATATAGAAGATAACAATGTTGTCGATTTGAAACCAGGATATGATTATTCAAAATTAGACAAGACCACTGGATTAATTCGTGAAAATGAAAAAGTCACAGAAAAGACTATAATGATAGGTAAAACCGCTCCATTAACGGGAAATGACGAAGGGTCATTCAGAGACGATTCATCTGTTCCTAAAAAAGGACAGGTTGGATTTGTTGATAAATCGTTTATTACAAGGGGCGAGGAAGGAAAGAGGATTGCTAAAATACGAATCCGTGGGGAAAGGATTCCTGCTATTGGAGATAAGTTCTGTAGTCGTGCGGGACAGAAGGGAACGGTTGGAATTATTCTCGCGGAAAAAGATATGCCTACCACAGCGAATGGAATTCGTCCAGATATAATTGTTAATCCCCACGCGATGCCAAGTCGAATGACCATAGGCCATTTGGTTGAAACAATTACTAGTAAAACCGCATGCATATATGGAGGATTTGGAAATTGTACTGCTTTTACACAAAAAGGCCCCAAGCACGAATTGTTTGGTAAAGCGTTGGTAGATTCGGGGTACCATTCATCTGGCAATGAAATATTGTATAATGGAATGACAGGAGAACAATTGGAGACGGAGATTTATTTTGGACCAACGTATTACCTAAGATTGAAGCATATGCCAAAGGATAAAATTAATTATAGAGCAACCGGTCCTAGAACTGTATTGACGCGTCAAACCGTTCAGGGCAGAGCAAACAATGGTGGGTTACGTGTGGGGGAGATGGACCGCGATTGTATCATAGCCCATGGATTGAATCATTTTATGAATGAGTCCATGATGGTTAGAGGAGATGAATTTTATATGGCAGTTTGTAATAAGAGTGGGACTGTGGCAATTTACAATGAAAAAAACAACTTGTTTTTAAGTCCATTTATAGATGGACCGGTTAAATTTACAACAAATGTTAACAGCGAAATGAATATTAAAAATGTTAGCAAGTTTGGTAAGGATTTTAGTATTGTAAGGATTCCTTATGCCTTTAAATTATTAATGCAAGAATTACAGGCAATGAACGTTCAAATGAGAATTATTACAGAGGACAATGTTGATTCGTTGACATCATTACAAGAAAGCGACAATGTAGTTCGATTAACCAAATTTAACAATTTAACTGAAATAGCAAATGAAAACAAAAAACGCATATTGGAATCTGAGAAAGAGAATTTCTTCGAGGATACAAATAATATTGTAGAGCAAGAAGAAGTTCCATTATTTAAAGTCACCGATGATGGTGATTGGGAGCAACAAGATGAAATTCCAGAGATGCCATTAAATGTTGGTATTGATCAAATGAACGTGGTTCAAATGATTACAATTGGGGACGCCTCAGTTATGACAGGAGAAACGGTAAAGATAAGAAAGAGCCAGAATTATGATAATTTATCGGATACAACGGAGGATGGATTATACAATGTGATTGAAATATTACAAGACAAATCAGACCCAATGAATAGCTATAGAATTAGACTGGAAAATGCCGACGATGGTACACTTTACACCGTGAATAATATTTTAAAAATAGTTAAGTTGGACGAACCTAATGCTCCTGCGTCACCAAGTTATGACCCTATTTCACCAAACGACGCCGATTTAAATGCGGCAGATGAATTTTTAGAAGAAAATAAGATAAAGTTTGAGCGCGCAAACAAAGACGAGGAAGAAGAATTTAAAAATGACGAAGAGTATTTAGACGAAGTTGGAAATGAATTTGATGAAGAATCCAGTGGGGATGAAAGCGATCGTGATAAAAAAGAAAAAATTACAATTATTAATGAAGGAGAAGTTGATAATAAAGATTTAGAAATATTATCACCTCCAAGTCTAAACGACGGAGATGAAGGGAGAGATGATGGAAATGATGGAAATGATAACTCAGGTGTCAAAAAGGGAATAAAGATAGATTTATAAATGATTAATCATAATAATTAAAATTGAAATCTAAAATATATATAAATAAATATCTATATATTTTAGATATGACTACTGTTAAAGAAAATAGCTTAACCGTATCTAATATTTACAAATCAAGGAAAATATTATTGGAATTGTTGAATACTAGAGGGTATAATGTGGATGAATGGGATGATTTTAGTATTAATGAAATTCAATCCATGCACACGAACGAACAACTGGATCTTTTGTTGAAACACAAAACAAGCCAAAAGAAAATCTATGTTAAATACTACATCCAGAAGAAGTTGAATAAGACAAACGTATACGATTATGCGGATGATATATTTAATACGGAACAGATTCTAGATAAAAATGATGAATTGATTATATTTACAAAGCATAAGCCGAACGACACATTGGTGAAATTAATGAAAATGATATTCATATCGGATGGGTATTTTGTAAATATTTACCATATGAAACAGTACCTCTTTAATATATTAAATCATGTTAATGTCCCACCCCATCGTGTATTGAGTGAAAAGGAAAAACAAGATATTTATAAAAAATATAATATAACAAGGGACAGTGAAATGCCCGAAATTGGAAGGTTTGACCCTGTGGCACAGGCAATTGGATTAAGACCAGGCGAATTGTGTGAAATTATACGTTCTAGTCCTACAGCTATCACAACCAAGTATTACCGATTTTGTTTACAATAATTATAAATTATAAACTAATAATTTATAATTTATAATAAATAATTTATAATTTTTATTTTATTATAGTTTATAACGTGTATATATAGATATGAATGATTGTAGTGATACAGTAACCAATAATAAAAAAAGAGAAACATTAATATGCGAGTATCAACGTGCTTTAGTAACTATCGATGAAGATTCATCTACTGGGGGTAATACAAAAATAGATGAAAGTAAGGAAAAAATAAATGAATTCAAGAAAAAACTATTGACATGTATTGCTGGGATTAGAACATCGGGGGAAATGCCCGGCAATGAAATCAATAACACGAAGGATATGGAAAATGAATTAAAAATCATAGAAGGCAAAATATTATCTGGAACCGAATTAAAAAAAAATATATACGAAGAGAATACAAATTTAACCATGCATTTGATTTATTATATTTTAGGAATGGGATTTATGGGATATTACATTGTTAAATTATTAAAAAAATAAACTTCTGTATTGTATTTATATGAGCCATATTAAACATTTTTTAAATGAAGCATTAAATATAAAATCAAATAAGAATAATTTAAAACAGGGTGTTGGATTTAAACAGAATAAAACAAAGGTGATGAATAATACGAAAACGATAGAAGGGTTGACATGTAGGATCGGAAACAAAGTTGATTCGCTGGGATACAAAATAAGCAATCCGATACGCGAAGGTAGTAATATTTATGATTTTAACGATAATGATGGAAAAATCGAATGTGATGAGGGTGTTTCGTCAAGCATAAATGGTACAATTAGTAAGAATGCTGATAATGTGTGTGAATTTAGCGGATGTGAGTTAAATTATGAAACATTAATCTCTGAATCTCTTATTAAATTAACAGAAATTAACAAAAATTTAGATGTTGAAGCGAAAAAATACGAAGGTAAAAAACAATACAATGTAAAAGATAAGAAGGGCAATGTATATTTTTTAAATTATGATGGCGAATATTATAAATATGAAAATTCAATTGGAGACAGCACATTTAAACCCAATCATGTGAATTTCAACGAAACATGTCCTAAGCATATAGCAAAACACATTGATAGTTCTCCAGTGTTTTTAAAAGCTAACATTGACCCTGTTGCCGGAGATATGTGTAAAGCAAGTAAATCAAGTAAGTATAATATATTATTTGCTAAAAAGAAGGAATTGGAACGAAAGGTAAAAGAACTAAAATTTCTCAAACAAGAAAAGGCTGATAATGATAATACTGGAGACAATGCTACCGGATTAGTATTTAAAAGAAACAAAAAAGCAATTGAACTTAGTCATAAATTACAAACCCAAGATGATTTAATTAAGAAAAAAAAATATTATACAGATAAAATAAATTCAATTGATACATCACGTGGTGAGTTTATTAAAAGTATTGGGGCTTTGCAAATACAGTATGCTGCTCTAGGAGTATCGTCTATTGTCATGGTTTATTTAATTATAAAATCATTGTCAAAATGAATTAATTGTATAATTTATTTATATTAAAATATATTATACCCTTTATATAAAATGACTACTAAGCAGGGAATCGCTTATATAAAAAATAAAAATAATAAGAATAAATTAATAGAAGCAAATACACAGCGTCGTGCGGCCCCTACTAGTGAATTGGAAAAACAAGCACCGGTGTCTTACAGAGAAATTGTTGATAAAAATATGCAACATGTAAATGATGCTTTAGTAAATTGTAATAATTTTTGCGACCAGAAATATTCTGACACCGAACGTAATTCTTGTAAATTTGGATGTGAAATAAAAGGTCAATCAGAAGAAGGTATGGATACAGAACATAAAAAGGACCAGTCCGTAACAATTCAATACAATAGATGGAAAAAAAAATACGAGAAAACATTTCCAAAGACAAGTAATAACGAAATCGCCTCCTCGTATAAAGTATGGAATCCTGCCCCAAAATATGGTAATGTATTTTCACATTATCAAAGGGTTTGTAAGAATAAGTATTGTAATATTTATATTCCATACATTTATCCCTGTTCTGGATGTTGTACGTGGTGGGGGTCTAGGTATCCATCTTTATGTAGGGGGTCAAGACGCATTTCATATAGATGTGGTAAATCATGTACTAATGTAAAACGTACAAAATGGGGTATAGTGAAAGAAGGCAAGCAGGATACTATTCCCGCAAAATGGGAACGTTGTAATTGGGAAGAGACGTACGAATATCCTGACAAATTATTAGGAAAAAAATCCGAAGAAATTACTGTAAATAAATGCATTGATTTTAAAACGGGCGAGCGTGTGGATGAAATTGGAAACGATGGAATGGTTACAACTTATTATAGAGATTATTCAATACATGATAATGTTGCCGCGTGTGAATCAGGAATGAGTAATTATGAGCGCAATGACTGTTCTCTCATGGATAATGGTAAAATTAACTGTGACGGTACAAAAAGGGGTAGGTATATGAATGGAGATATTCTTAAAAAAGCAGAACAAGAAAAAGAAAGGAATAATTATATCGAACCGACCGCCACCCCAACCGTCGAAGGATTTTCAAATGCCTGTAAGAAATTATGTAATAAATATTCTGAAGGAGATTTCAGTACGATGGCCGACTCGACTGACCCATGTTATAAATGCGAAGTAAAACACAATCCATTAATACGCAACGATAAGGCAAGGGATGATTTTATAGATAATATTGACTATAAAGCAGAAGATGGTAGTACTGGAGGGACGCCCGTATGGACGAAACTAACAAATCTATTCAATGAATTCACAGCTGATAGGAAGATACTAACCGCTCATAATGGATATAAATCCCGTAATGAAAATGCTGAAACAAAAAAGAAAGAACTTAAATCGGCAAAAAACGCTTTAAATGATGCGATAACATCTAGGAAGGCATTGGAAAAAGACTATAAAGCCAGTATAAGGAGACGGAAAAAATTGGAAAATAATTTTTATGAAACAGGGGATTTTAATAAAGACGAGTTTGATGCGCTGGAACAAGAGATATCAAACAAAAAAAATGGGTTCGAAATGGCAATGACACATGAATCTACCAGTCAGGGCAATTACGATAGAATAAAAAAAGAATCAGCCAGTGCAACACAGGAAGCAGAACAAGTATCGTATAAACAATCCGGTTTATTAAATGAAAATAAAAAATTTTATAACAAACTTAACGATATGTCATATTCTGGGAAAAAAAATGCAACCATGAACGCATTTTTAGAAGATATGAAATCAAAAACATCTAGTAAAAATATCGAATATGGTATCTGGATGGGATTGATAGTAGTTGCTGGAGTCACGGCATCTACCATAATTAATAAAGATTAATTTATTATTATTATATATATAATGACTGAATCTAATAATAATAAAACAACAACAAGCAAATTACAAGAAATTATTGATGGATTAAAGTGTTATGAATTGACTGGAAACAGTAAAATAAAATGCAATTCTATCGAGACAGAGTTGACCTCGCTAAGAGACGAATATATTGGTACAGATCTAAATGAATATGCGGATAGCATAAATCGGGCAAATTACGATACCAAACATAATTTAGCAGATAAAAAAACCAGTATTGGGATTTTTACAAAAGAAAACCAAAACTTAAGACAACATATTGACAATATAAAACAAGAAAAATTAAACAAACAGCGTGTTGTTGAGGCCAGTGAATGGGAATACGACCGGTATAATTCACACCTTTACATTTTTAAAATTATATTTTTTAGTTTAGTAATTGTTAATATTATACTTTTTGCAAGAAGTAAGATACCAATAATTCCGGATACAATCACATTTGGACTTATAATTTTAATAGTAGCCGTAATGATTTTCACTGTGTCAATTGAAATTATGTATAATATGCGTAGAAACCGATTTGATTATGATAAATTCGACCAATCCTACGATCAGCGATTTAACAGCAATAGTGATATGGGAAAACTACCAAAAGAAACATCCAGTTCATTATTGAAAAATCTATTATGCGAATCATTTGAAAATAGAAAGGAAAATACATTAAACGGGCACCACTATAGTTTTATCAATTAATATGATAATAAATAAACATATTTATTACTATATTTTAATGTTATTTTTATTCTAATGAATGTATAAGTAAATATGAATAATATAGCCAAGGCACTTCAAGCAGAAACAATAGAAGAAAAAAAATTCAATTATTATAAATTAAAAAACGCACTCGACGCATTGCCAGACAAAGTAAAGAAGGCGGAGATGGAATATTACGAAGAGGGTGGGTGTAATTTAAATGACCCGGCAGACACCAAACGTTGTGGGTTAGAATATTATTTAGAAATTAAACGTGAAGAGCGTATCAAAGCGTTGGAATCATTTTCAAATTATGAAAATAAAAATGAAGAAGAAGCAGAAGAAATGTCTAGTTTTGGCATATTTGATAATTTAAATCTGACAAATCTATTCAACAAAAATATTGAAGGAATGGTTACTTGTGCGAACGACGCCAATAATAGTTGTAATAACTGTTTGTTTGATGATAAAGATTGCATCGAGGATACAACAATATCAGACGGTACAACCTATATATCCCCGTGTAAATACGACGAACAATTAAAAATTTTGATAGACGACCTCGATTTTTATCAACAATTGCAAGAAAATATGGGAAATGTAAAAAAAATGAATAGAACAAACAGAGAATTACACAAACAATCTCTTTCTTACATGGATAAACAGATAAATGAATATAAGCGAAAAGGAAAAGTTGATTTTAGAAATGCTTCTTTCTATGACAATCAAGGAGAATCCTACAGAAATGTCATTGACATAATGAAAACATTGTATTGGATTGTGTTTGCGGTTCTTGTATTTATCTTTATCTATAGAAAATATTATGAAATTGACTCTTATGGATATGTTGTTATAGTCTCATTCACTCTTATTCCGCTATTATTATTAAAACCATTCGTTCAATTTATAATGTTAAACATGAAACGGTATAATTTTCTGGATACACTTTATTTCACAATTGCCCTCATTACGTTAATGACCGCATCATTTCTATACTTTATCACATCTAAATAAATAAAAAATATGAATTATTTATTATTTATTATTTATTATTTATTATTTATTATTTATTATTTATTATATTTTTATTAATCCGTTGATTCATCTGGGTAGTCAAAATCATATATAATTTTAACACCAACCCATCTTCGTAGTTTATACTTCCCACATATATTATCTAGTTTATCATACAAATCCTGTAGCGGTGGTGTTTTGTCATCAAAACTACTCTCATACCATTCCTTGAAACTATTTTTGACTTCCTTCTTAGACAGCGTATCATTGGGATCGCCCGTGCGATTAATACATTCGTCAACGTATTTTGTCAAATAATCACTCCTCTTTCTGTAGCTGTCGCTCGCTTCCATTACCTTTTTACAGTCAGTAACGTGGCCCTTGTTCTTGCGTGCGATTTCAACCAACATTCCCATGAATACTGGAGCCCATTCAGTCAATTTACCTTCAAGTGTCTTGTCTTTTTTAAACTGTTTGTCGTCGGGATTATTGGATGGATTATTTACAAATTTGGATTCGAATGGGACTTGTCGGATACGGCGCCATGTACCATCGTCCTGTGCTTTAATCTCGAACAAATGATTGGTACAGCACACCAGTTTAAATTGCGGAATAAATATAATACTTTCAGAATATAGCTGTCTCGCTTGGATCGGATCACCTCCCGTGATTTCCTTAAGAATGCCTTCATTAATTTTATCTCCCTTACTAGGTTCATTCATACAAGCATACCGAAGTCCCTTCAAACATGCTACCTCAGAAGAAGATGCGCCAATTCCCTGTCTCTTTTGAGTGATTAATGAGATTGGGACAGTTCCTTTAAGGTCACCCATTGATTTCTCCATCAATTTAACAAACATTGACTTGCCGTTACTACCTACCCCCGTATAGATGTTGAAGGTTTGATTTAAATTGTCACCCGTCAAGCAGGATGCGGCATGGGCCCACATGTATTCCCTTAATTCATTGTCTGGAAACAGCTTTTCCATGAAATCATTTATTTCTCCAATTAACTTATTATGACGTGGCTTTGTTTCGTCTATTTTAACATATGGAATATTGGTGCTTAAGGAAATGTAATCTTCTGGTAGACCTTTTCTGAATTCATCGTTTTCAAAATCGTATACACCATTTTTGAAACATAGTAGCTTTGGGTTAGTGTCTAGTTTGCTTAATAATTGGTTGTCGTAAAACAAATGTCGGCATTCCGTCATAATATTATTTTTAGGGGTACATCCCTTTAATTTATAGGCAATGTTACAGTAGGAAGCGGCCTTTCCACCCAACTTCTTCTGTTGTTCGTCCGTGAGCTTATCGCCTAGTTCTGATATTTGCGTCATGCATTCACGTTCCTTTGCGATGTATATTTTTGCCAAATGACTAGACAGATTACGTCTTAAATCACTACCTGAATCCATCTCTCTCCATTTATTGCCTTCAAACACATACCAAATGTTCTTCTTAATAGCTACACATCTGAACTGATCTTTGTATAGATGATGCGCCAACACCGCCATATCGTAATCTGAACCTGCTCTTTCCCCTCCACCTGCCAATGTCTTGTTAATATACATATCAGTTGAATTGTCTTTGATTTTATCAAACTCTGCTTTGTTATCTACCTTACACCAATATCGGATACTACCCTGTGATAGACGCTTGCCATCGGTATTGTTTATACTATCCCACTTATCAAGAGCATCACTAATATTATTGAAATCGAATTTGTCCCATTGGCTTGAAAATAATATAAATGTAGGTAGCAATAGTTTGCTGGTCGATTTCAGCGCCATTGCCACGTTCACCCATCGACCATATTCAGTGTAATATTTTTCAGGCAATGCCATTGTATAATGATGTATTTCCCTGATCTGTGGGTGGTTTTTAGATATAAAGGCAAATGTTAGCTCCATAACCTGGTTCAACGATGCTCTATCGACAACAACCGCTTCCAAATTTTCACGCGATACATATGCATTTAATGAACTAGGCATATCGATTATTGTGTTGCCAGGAATTATATTGCTGTTTGCATTCGATGGGGTGTTTATTTCCTGTAATTCATCCAAATATGTTTCTTTTAATACCACTGGACTCCATTCTTTGTATCGGGGGCTAAAAATGCGAACAGCCTTTGCGTCTTTAATATTTTTTACGTCCTGCTCTTCAACCTTGTGCTCTTCATCTTCACTGTTATCAATGGTAATCTTATAATAATATGTTAACTTATACGGTTCGTTGTTTGGCTTCCTTGAACCATACATCATCCAGTTGTTTCTTCCAGATGTGATTGCTTCATCTAGTACATTATCAGGAGTATTTTGTAATTCTAGATCGTCCAAAATTTGTGGTCCTATACAACTTAATACATGCTTTCTCAATAACATCTGTTTGTCGTGTGTCATGTGTAGTCCTATTATCATATGGATGCCATCTTTTACTACATCCTCCTTTATTACGATATTCGGCTTCTCAAACACGTAAATATTAAATGTTTTTTTATCCAAGTTAAACAATTTATGTATCGACTCTACATATAGGTCCACCATATCATTGATATGCTCTTCTGAATGCTGTCTTTCTGTTATTTCAGTCGAATATCGAAAATCGAAATCTATTAAAATGGGTCCACCGTTCTCTCTATCCTGCGCCTCTGTAAGGTATTCTTTTCCATTTTTTTTAAATACATAATTGACGTATAATTTATGGAATTCTTTGTTTTTCGACTTCGGTATATTGTACGCCCCTCCATAAATATTCGCACTTTTATCACCGATTCTGGTGTGGGTGTAGGACTCGCCCTTCTTTATTTTGAATTTATTCAGAGCCCCATCTAAAGGATTCATTTTTGTATATTTTAAAAATATTATATTATATTTAAATCAATTTTAATTTATATTATTGTAATAAATGGTTGTATTAAAATTTTTTAAACCTATCAAGGTCTTGAAATTAATTTTTTATCGCGAATTTTTTTGTAAAAATATCGCGATTTTTTGTAAAATATATTAATCTTTGTATATTTCGTATAATTTCACAATGATATTTATGAAACAATTATTCAACTGACTTAAATATTATTTATGAATTATTATCAGACGAATCATGTCACTGAGTGTGGGAGAGAAACGATTATTAAAAGATGTAATAAATATAAATAAACATCCATTGACCGATCAGGGCATTTATTATATTCACGATGCCGATAATATTAAAAAGGGGTATGCTTTAATAATAGGCCCAAAGGAAACAATATATAGCCATGGAATGTATTTTTTTGAATTTACATATCCAGACGATTATCCGTTCGCGCCACCGCATGTGGAATATTTAACAAATGGAGATAAAATACGATTTAATCCAAATTTATACAGAAGTGGAAAGGTATGTATTTCCATATTAAACACGTGGAGTGGCCCACAATGGTCTTCGTGTCAAACTATATCCAGTATTCTGCTAACTTTGATTACATTATTCCACAACAAACCATTATTGAATGAACCAGGTGTTAATGAATCGTACCCTGGTTTCAAAACATACAATAAAATAATTCGGTACGCAAGCATTAAAATTGCGTTAATTGATGTATTAACAGGTAAAATATGCGCCACTATATTTGATAAATTCAAACCCGATATTTTAAATTATATCAAAACAAATAGGGATGAAATTACAACTATTATAAATAAAATAGACGAGACCCTCTCAGAAGAGTCAACGCTAGTTTTGAGTGTTGGAATTTACGGTACCAAGTGTAAATGTAAGAAAAAAGGAACATTATTGAAAAAAATCAACAGTTATTATGCAAAAATAGATGTCTGACGTATCACCCAATCAGTCGAATGGTATTAAGTAAATGAATTAAATAAAATTGAAAACAAAGATTTAAATATATATATTGCTATATATAAAATGCATTTCTGTGTCAAGTGTAGTAACATGTATTACATTAAATTAAGTGATAATGGGGGAGAAAATTCGGAATATTTAAATAATTTAGTATATTACTGTCGGCAATGTAATTACGAAGATAAGGATTTAGTAGTTGATAAATCACTGATATGTGTATCTAAAAGTTATATAAATAAAAAGCAAGAAAACTACAAAGATATTGTAAATGAGTATACCAAATTAGACCCAACACTGCCTGAGGTAAAAAATATAAAATGCCCCAATGCTGAATGCGTATCCAATAAAGACGGCGAAGATACAAAAATAGTAACTATTCGATACGATGATTTAGATATGAAATACATGTATCTTTGTTGTCTCTGTGATAATGTTTGGAAAAATGAATAATTTTCAACATAATTGAATTAATTAAAATAAATAAAATTATATTTTAATTAAAATAAATAAAATTGATTTTAATTAAAATATAATTTTTATTAATTAAAATTAAGTCTATTAGTTATACATATGAATACTAAAGTTGTAACGGATTTTTTTGGAATAACTTCCCCCAATGATGAAAATAAAGTTGATACTGTGGTCGCAGAATCTGAAAATGAGGTATTCGATGACGGTGAACAAAAGGTAGGTGAAAAAGAAGATGATGATACGGACAATGGAGTTGTCAACGATGAAGGCGAAGACAAAGAAAGTATTGATGAAGAAAGCAATGACGATGAAATATCCGATGGTGAGTCCGAAGAAGAAGAAGATGATAATGATTTGCAGAAATTGGAAGGTTATGCCGAAAAAAATGTATTAATCGATTATCATCCAGAAGTGGTTCAGATATCGGAAAAAGAATTACATACACTCTCGAATGTAGTGAAGGATAAGAATGGCGTAATTATAGATCCGCTTCATAGAACTATTCCCATTATGACAAAATATGAAAAAGCTAAAATCATAGGAATAAGAGCACAACAAATAAATAGTGGCTCCGAACCATTTATTGCCGTAGATCCTAATATTATTGATGGATTGACCATAGCGAATGAAGAATTAAAGAAAAGGAAAATACCATTTATAATACGAAGACCAATGCCAAATGGTGCCAGCGAATATTGGAATATTAATGATTTAGAACTATTGGAATAATTGGTAAGATTGTCATTAAACATGAAAATAGAAACATAAACAGAAGATAAATGAATATAATAAAATTCAATAAACAACCAACATATAAAAAACATAAATTTTATTTATGTTTTTTATATAATTTCTACCTTTTGCTAATGGGTAACTTGGAAAGACGTGCGTAGATTTCATTTTGACTTATAGACCATGAGTTTGGAAACAGACTAGTTGTCATTTCTTCACTACATTCGGTTATTTGTTTGTATATTTTTGTATTTGTAAATGAATTATTCCACCTTCCTTGTGGAAAACGATTGTTTTCACAAACAAATACAAATAATTCACTACTTCTTTCAGACGTAAGGCTAAGTCCGTTCCAAGTAGCAACCGATTCAATGTAATAACCATAATTTTTAAAATTTTTAGCACTAGAGTCGGTAAATGAGTTTAAAACGGATGTTCCTATTAGTTCGGTCTGATTTGCTTCCTTATCATCTCGATATATATTATAATAAATATCTATGGCAAATCTACTGAGAAGTGGATTTGCTGCCGTATATATATTTCCATTGTGTATTTTCCAATTAAGCGACACAAACACTGCATTGAATACTGTAAAAGTCACGTTGGTTGGTTTGGATAAGTATATAGAATATACTGTTATTTGTGGTATTGGATTTTTTTCTCCAGAAAATAAATCCAATATTCTAGTAGCATCTGTGTTATTTGGATTATTGGAAATATCCAGTGTATTTATACCTTCTATAGGTAGATTATTACCATCGAGGTTTGGGACAAATGTCATTGAACTCGTTCCAGAACCGAACAATGTATTAAAATTAAATGTTCCTATATCTATATTTGTCGGATTTGCCAATATACCAATCCTACATAAACCATTCAATTTATTTTGTTGTTCTGTCCCGGTTGGAAAATCAGATATATAAATATCGGTATAATTGGCGAATGATGGGACAGTTAGTGTTATTACAGCACCAGGTTCTCCTTGATTGATTTCATTGTTTATAGCAATAAAGTCGTCAGATAAATAATTACTACCCGTTATTGTGCTATTTATAAAGAAACTTAACATATGATTTTTATTGCTTGGATGGCTCGTATCGAACGCATAAATATCATTTTCATAAGCAGAAAAATTAATATCACTTGTTAAATTACCAAACCTTCGTACAATAGGGTCTGTTTGCAAACCACTGACGTACTCAATCGTGAATTCATTGTCGATTACCCTTACATTGAAATTATATGTTTGTGCTACAACAGGCAGTTGTGAGTCTGCGCCTACTAATTCAGCACTAGATAAATCTTGTATGGTTCCGGGGGCCGTACCTATTATTAATGGAGGATTATACACGATTGATGAGCTTGCTGTATTTAAAAAAACCTTCGTTGTGTTAGAAAATATACTTGCTATTTGTATAGAAATATCTGGTATTTGTAATCCGGCGAATATAGAACCAGCTATTGGCTGGAAATTGAAAGAAATAACAAGTTCTTCGTTCAAATTATCGGGGTTTTCTAAACTTTTGATTATAAATATAGCATTGCTTATTGAATTTCCAGCAATAGTTGGAAACAATATGGTACTAATATTTGCTTCAGTGCCTACTTCTTGTATCTGAAAAATATTTGGGTTATTGTTTACAATTCCTATTGATAATGCCTGTGATAAAGGGGTTGCACCTCCAAAATATTCGACGGTTAAATCCGGTTCAATAAATATTTCGATTTTACGGCTCCCATTTAAACTAATTACACTTGTTGTTGAGCGCGTTATTATATCTACGGCCGAAATTTTAAATACAGACACATTAAATACATACAGTTCTGGGTTTATACCACTGGGCTTTGAACTCACGAGATACGTGGTTGAACCAATCGTTTTAAATACAGGAACGAATGAATTAAATATTATATCATTGCTGATAAATCTCAACGGTGATTTACTGTTAGTAACACCTCTGTTAATTTTTACAAACAATGTAATTATATTGTTATTATTGGATGAAATTATGTTTCCAGATGTGGAATTATTAATTAATATATCATAATTTATATTTGGGCTGGTATTGATTATTTCAACTGTTTCTGTATTATCCATAAGAAATTTTAATTTCATTTCCGTTTCTATAGCATTTTCAGAAAACCCTGTTGTAAAATTATTGTTAAATATATATATCATGTCTTGAAAGTCTTCTTCTTCGCTTACATTTTCATTTACGCTATAAAGTTCAGTGGTTGTAATTTTACACTTAAAATCAAATCCCGCATCCAAGACATCATGGTCTGTTATCAAGTTAGGCAACTGTGTATTGCCGTCTGTTTTAAAAGAATTTGGATATATGTTTATATTCTCTAATTGAGTTCCTATTTTTTGTCCGAAATTAACCTGTGTAGAATCAGTTTGAAACAAATCAATGGTTCTTTGAATACGTTTGAATACACTTTCTCCTTTTATTTTTATTTTCAAAATATTAAACACTGTATATCCGGTATAGCCAGTTCCAATACTATCCGAAGAAATAGATGAATATTGTGTCATTATTTTACCAATATTACCATTTATTAAACCAGGATATGTTTCGAAATCAAAGGTTACTAATTTTCTGGTATTCCATGGCATAGCCGTAAATGTGGTCCCATCTATAATCGTATTCTTTACTAAAATAAATGGTTGAACTTCACTCTTTAATTTTATTATTTTTACATTTCCCATTATTTGATTGTCGTCCATTTCTGATACGACCGTTAATTTCATTGTTTTTAATGTTATACCTTGGAAAGAGCTCATTTATATTATTACATGATTTATTTATTTCCACAATCAAAATTTATTTTTGATGCTAATCTAAAATCTACGTTCATGGCTGCTGAATATCGTTGGTTCATGTTTTTATTTTCTTTTGTCTTGGTCGTTAATTTGGGACAGCCTTCTAAAGTACACCTATCGCTGTTATAAATAAATTGCGGTGGCGGAGGAGGTATTACCTCAATCAATGTTCCAGAAGCATAGAAATACTTATTGAATATATTATTTTCAAATGAAGCATTATTGGTTGAGTCATATTGAATTACCCAGTCAGGAATTCTAAATATATAAGTCGGGTCGGTCGAACTTGATATATCCGATTGTATTGATATATTGCTATAACTCGATGAATCGGTCATTTCTATATCGTAATTCCATGTTGCAATGTATGGCACTGTATTACCATTTATATTGTATCTGCTGGAATATGGCAATTCGTCTAATCCTAAATCGGCTGGTGTAAAAACAACAGTGGATAAATCATACAAATTTTTACCACTCAGCGTTTTTGTATGCGCCTTTGTCTTATCAATACCATAACCCCCATTGTAAGATGCATCATACACCTTATTTATTTTTTCTGTTTGGTCGTAATAAATACTAGGGACTTGTTTTATTCTAATATCGTTAAGACCAGTATAATCATTCGGTAAAACCCAACCATTGCTATTATCCACTGTTTTTACATTGTCCGGCGTCCATAAATAAAAATTAACATTTATCTGACTTATATCACTGTATTCAAAATTTTTAAAATACAAATTATTAGACATATCTATCAATTGTATTTCTGGGATTGTCAATTCAACCCGCGATAAATCTTCCTGTATATACATTGTAACTTGCTTCGGTTTGTATTGAAACGTAGGTATTATGATAGATGCAAGTGACAAATCATAATCTCTAGTTGGTGGTATTTTATTTATGTTCCATGTATTATTGATAATATACGTCCATCCAATATAATATATCCCGCTTTTGAGATCGTTCTCGTCTATTATAAAAATAGTTTTGGGTATTTGAGGAAAATTAAATTCATAGTACGTATTGCCGTCAATATCATACATGAAATCAACATTGTCTACATCGAAATCAACACCGCTTAAATCGGTGATTACACTATTGACATCATTTGCTGTATTTGGATCAAGTCCATTACTTATTAAATTAGTTATTTTACTGCTTCTAGGAGACCATCCATAAAAACGAAATGTGACCTGTGTATTATCATTTATAGCATTCCATAAATCTCTCAAATTATACGTTAATAATAATAATTGCAAGTCAGTGATTTCCAACGATAATTGTCTGTATCTCGCACTAAACCCTAAATCCAATTTACCTGGATAGTGGAAGTCAATAATATCAAAACCAATTGGTGAGATAAAGCCTACGCCATAAATATATTTGTGAGTAAATGGGTTAACTGCCGATTTATTAAAAAAATATTCTTCTACGCCTTGACCGTTTATATTATACGATATGTCATAATCTTGTATTCTGTGCTCTACATTATTTTTTCCTTTGTTTTTTTTTCTGATGGTACTTTCAAATATAAAATTATTTGTTTTGTCGTGTATTTCATAATCCATTCGACATATATAAGGAATTTGAAAAGTCGAATTGGTATGCACGTGACTCTGAGGTATTGTATCCGTGCCTCCTATTAATGTCGGGTCCCTAATTTGATGGAATATAATATCTGTTTTTGATATGTCTTTCAATAAAATGCTGTTTGTATTGGACCGTTTTGAGTACACTTTTATTGTGGAATTATTTTGTGATATATCACTGCTATTGGTTCCCAAAAATGTTAAATCTGTAGCAGGAACTCCCTGGTCTTGGAGATATATGGCTTTTTTATTATTTACGGAAATCGTGACCGATATACCAGTAGACGTCTCTTCCATCAACCATCTTATTTTACCGGAAAATGTTTCGCCAGATATAGAATTAAAGTAATAAGAATTCCCATTTCTGTAATATATAATATTTTCATTGTTCGCCGGAGTTATCATTCCTAAATGGACACCTTGTACTTTGGTCGTTATCATGCCTGAAATATCAATATTTTGTATATTTCCTAATCCAAAATTACAACTTACATCATTATTCACTGTGTTTTCTGGTATTTCCATTTCCACTATATAATTTTTTACATGCGATACATTATTACTGATATCATTCTCTAGACCAAAAGTTGTTGTATTTGAAATGTCGTACGTTTTTACCAAGCTGTAAAATTCATTTGTGGAATTAACATAACTTACGCTTCTAACGTCGAACCCAATGTCTCCGTGTATGTTTTCATTTTCATACGATTTGATTGGGCTGGGAACCACCGTTTTGTCAATATACAATGTCGGTGATTGATACAAACGAGGGTCATCCCTTCCCTGGTATCCCGGAGGTAGGCTCCAAAACGTCCCACTAGTCTGTGATGCTTCCTTATTTGGTGTAAACAAATTAAATTTAAATGTAATATCCGTGTTGTTTTTGTCAAGTGTTTTCTGGTATATGTTAACATAATCCACAAATCGCGCTATGTCTTCTTGTGCGAATTCCATAAATAGATTTGTAAAATTGGCATTTGAATAAACATGTATTCCACTCAAATCGTATAAAAAATCATTGTATGGGATGTCTACTTCAGTGCTATTTACGGTGTATACAGCACTAGACGATGTTTTATCAAATGGCAAATAGGATGTATCGGTCCCTCCATCGACAATTATTTCATAATTCCATTCAAATATGTATTGTCCTGCCAATAATGTGTTTTCATTTCCATTTTCACTGATATCTATGAAAACATTGTCCGGAACTCGTTTATTCGCATCATAAAATGAAAACGACAAATCAAACGTATCATAAACTATATCCCTGGTATCATAATTATTTCGCTGATCTAAACCCATTATTGTGTCCGGTTTTAATACAAATAAATTAATTTTAGCACGAACATTTTCATTATGATTAAAAAATAAATTATTACTTAGTCGCGATATAATAGTTTGGTTAAGAGACACGTGTAAATTTTTGTAATAAAAAGCAACATCTACCCCATTTGAATAATGAGGGAGAGATGTATAGGATATATCGAGCAAATCATTTGGATAAACGCGTTTATTAAATTCTGTAAAATCAAATGAAGAAGGTTTGCTGATGCCACTGTTAAATGCTGTTTTCTCATAATACGGTAGTTTAAAATCAATGGGAGACGATTTATCATATTTGTACCTTAATACAGAATAATTCCATCTAATATCATATTTATTACTCGACATGGTATAAGTCAACGCATTTGTTTGGGGAATGGTGTTGTATTTTTTGTATATTGTATCCCATTCGATTTCATTGGAGCCAATATTATGTCCGTAATATGGTATATTAATTAGATCTTGACGTTTAACTCTCAAAATACGGACTCCCCCTGATACAACTGTGTTATTAATTTCATACGCAAAATACTTATCTATTGTGTCATTTAAAAGGGCATTGGACGCGTCTATCGTCGATATACTATCATTATCATCTTCATTATTATATCTATTTCTAGAAATATCACCGGTTGAATTTGTAATTATTCCATTGTAAGGAACGCCGCCAAAATTAATATTTGTCTTATTCAGTGTAACTAAGTAAACACTATTATCACTTAATTCTATTAATTCATTGGATGAAATATCTGTAAATGTGTCTCCGTACGGATAAGATGTTTGATTTTGTGCCGATGTTGGTTCAGACAAATTTATAAGTACATCATTAGAATCCTTTCCGTACTGTATGTCTTCATTAATAAACACATAAATATTATAATGTATTTTTAAAATCTCGTTGTTTTCATATAAATGAATATACTTCTCTCTGTTAATAGCATCGAATAAAAATGTATTACCCTCTCTACCATCGTCTGGTTTGTAGCGATTGATAAAATTTTCAGATAAATCATATGTATCCTGGTCGGGAATAGCCAGTGATAATTCGCCTTGGTTATACACTAAATTAATAGGATTGGTTGCCTTGTAGATTCGTTCAACGAATTGGGTTGCAAAATGCGTCGGCAATGAGCCTATGTTCGAAAAATATTCATATCCCCATAATCCACTGCTACCAATATTAAGGTTTGGTGTATAAAACGGAGCATATCCCTCTAATTTTATTGTCGAAGTCACACTGTTATTATCGGTTAACAATAAATTATAACTATTTTTAATTGAATACGTCCATAGAAAATTGTATTTTGTGTATTTTGGGTTGGTTAATACAATCGAATGTTGAGTTGGGAGTCCGTCGTTTGTCCCATGTACCCCTGTTATTTTAAACACCCTGATATAATTCGAAGAAGTATCGCTCGAATTTGTTCCAAAATAATTATACGTATGTAGTTTTTTACCATGTGCGTCAGATGTTTCAATCTGCTCCTGATTGGAAATATCGTTGAATGTTATGGGGCGTATATTATAATTGGCGTCGGTTAATTGAGTATTATTTGGTTCAAGCGATAAGGTGGAACCATCGAACCATGGTCCATTTATTTCCTCCCATACATAAAAGTAATATTCTACGTATGCTTGATCGTTCGCAATGTTCTCCACATCAATATTCGTTATATCGGTCATTTCAGTTGGTTTGTTGTTAGCCAATTGCGTAATATTTGCCGATAAATCCACAATTGTTTGTCGTATGGAACTAATGTCTGTAGTAGGAATTGACAGTTTAACATAGTCTAAATCACCAAAATAATTGGAATCGTTCGTATTTGTGCCCGCATATTCGTCGGGTTTTATTGAATAAACTGTTCTCCCTGTGCCGGGAACCATTGGGTTGGCACCTTTATAGTAATACGCATTGCCTATGGTGCTCCTAGATATATCATTTATATTAGTTACATTATCGCTTGCATCAAATGTAAATCCGATGAAATCCGTATTCCTGAGAGTATGTTTTTCAGCGTCCAATAGTGTTACATTTTGTTGTAATGTAGATTCGGATAATTCAAATAGATGATTTTTTGATATATCGAATGGATACCTATTCTTATATTCTATTGTCCCTGTTGTCAATTCATGATGAAATAAAGAATTGGTCAACGTTGTCATATATAAAAAATATAACATTTTAAAATGTTGTATTTTTATTAACTTTGAATTTGATTTTTGTTTATAAAATATGTTGTATACTTTGTCTTCTAACATTTCCATCTATTGCCACAACTAAGACAGGTTACAAACGTCGTCATTGGCTCATCCGCGCTCCTGGTTTGCATTTCATAATAAGTACATTTTCTCTTATTACACTTATAACATTTGAATTGGTCGGTGGCCGCCATCATATTGTCCGATGTCATATTCTTATCTCTTTTAATTTTTGCTTCTATCAATGAACGCCATATACTAGGATTCATTTCATGATGTGACAAATTTTCAAGTGCTTTTTTGGATAATTTTTTGCCCCTTATTGATTCTAATAATTCCTCGTTATTTTTCATGTTATTAATAAGTGTTCTAAATCGGTTCACATACAATTGGACGAAATACTTATTCTCCCATTTTTTTACTATCTTTTTCTTACCCGATTCGTTTAACGTGTAATTAAATATACTAATTTCTATATTTTTCGCCAGATGGTCCTCTGTGATTCCAAATGTAATTTTAAAAGTTTCAGCGACATTTTCGCGAAATGATTGGGGGTTTTCTACTCTCATTAAATATATTAATATCAATAATATGTTTAATTCAATTTTATTTTATCATTTTTCTTCACTGGACGAGCAATAACTATCCTCGCTTAATTCTGAATAATATTCATCATCACTGCTTTCCTCCTCTTCGCTACTCTCTTCTTCCTCTTCTTCGCTGGTTTCTCCTTCCTCTTCTCCAATTTCTTCACCTTCTTCTTCATCGTAACTAGTGCTTTCTTCTAAATCTTCATCGTCTTCTTCGTCAATCGGGATATACTCTTCGTCATCCTCTTCGTTATCATCCACTACGAAACCATCCTTATGATATCCTTCCTTTGTTTTTTCACTTTCTGAAATGTCTTCCTCTTCTTCGCTCATTTCTTCGGAATGATCCAAATCTTCAAACCCACCAAACAATGTTTCGTATGTTGTCCCCCATTCTTCCTTTGTTAAATCAACGACTGTATCATTAGTCGCCTGTGGCCCAGTATGTTTAATAACTACCATTGTGTTAAAATACAACGCGTCGTCTATGGGAGGCGGTAAGTCATATTTATTTTCACTGTTTGCCCTACCACCGTCCTTTGCATAAACAGAATAAAAGGAAGTTCCCACCTTCCATGTATGACGTTTATCAAAATTAGCACTCGATTTCAAATTACATTTCTTATACAACGTAGCCAAATCCATTGATTTTACAGATTTTTCATTTATCGAAGCATTTTTATTTACCATAATTATTTTTACCATATATATAAATCTATTACCAAATCGGTTTAAATAGTTTGAAATATATATATTTAATGAAATACTATATTGAAGAACTTGATTTAAATAAAATTAATTTTAATAGACTTAAAAATGATATATACTATGAAAATGAAAGTAATAATATTATATTATCTGATAATGGTTATTTTACTATTTATAACAACCAATATTACCATAATTTTATAAATACAGACCAGGCATCGAACGAGAATTGTTACTACAAATTGGAAAAATATTTAGACAAATATACAATGTATGTTGACAACAATAAATGGGTGAAAAAGAAGACATTTTCTATACCAGTAAATCATATAAACATGAATGTTGAAAAGGATATATACAAGTTGAATGAGAAATGTAATGTATCTTTTATAGTTGAAAAAACAGATAAGGGAGAGATGTGTGATGTATACTTTCTCTCCCATTTACAAGAAAGTGATTATTCGTTTCAAGAGACGATGAGTTATTTATTGGCAAAGTTAATATTTTAATATGTATATGTTATTTTGGGTATTACAAAGAATAATTATCTCATTAATACTAATTTTATGCATGCATTATATTTATATATTTCTCAAAACAAACCTTACTACACCAAAAACGAAGGATTTAGTTAATCAACCAAGGGAACAATACAAAGAAATTTATGAAAAAATAAATATTAATAAACATGGGAGTTCTCCAAATAATTCTGAAAAGATTGTAGATAATTCTCAAGATAAGACATCTGTTATGAAGGATGAGCTTAAGAGTTATTTAAAAGATTTGAAACATTCAAACAATAATTCAACAATGTCAACCAATTCAACACTGCCGACTAATATTACAAGTCATGACATTAATAGCCGCGGGGATAGTAATTTTTCCACTTATTAAATATACCGAACGTGTTATATACACCAATCCTTTATAAAAATTGTATTGATACAATAATTAATATAATAAATATATTTAAAAGCATTTATGGTTATAAATATAATGTTATTGAATAAAGAACGCAAATATTTGATTTCCCAATTTCCAAAAATAAAACCTTTTTATGAAAAAACTTTGCATAATAAGGTTGACGTTAAAAATAGATTTTATGTCGTAATTCCGACCGGTAAAAAATTTTTTATTTGGTTTACTTATTTAAATGGACGCCCTGTTTGTGTCAGTTTAAATTATCTTTTTAAAACAAAAAACATACAACACATTAAAATAATCCCATGTAATTTTGATCCTATTTTATGTTCTGGTATTGGAACTATATTATATGGAACTCATGTCCTATTACAGGGAAATAATATATTTAGTGTTGAAAATATATTTTATTATAAAAATAAACGGATTCTATTCGAATCTCAATATAATAAATTAAACCTTATTTGTAGAATTCTCAATCAACACCTGTCCCATAATATATATCTTAAACAGGAGTATTTGTTTAAACTACCCATTATCAATGATTCACACAAGAGCATTTTATCAAAATTGGATAAATTACCATATAACATTTACTGTATACAGCACCGATCATGGACGGAGAATATATATTTGAATGAAAAAATCACAGTCCGCAAAATACATTACGCTGTGTTTAGTATATCGTCAGAAAGACAAACGGACATTTATACATTATTCTGTGACAATAAGGGTGATTTAGAAAATGTAGGATATGCTTATGTTGGGAATATCAAAACAAGCAAATTTATGAATAAATTATTTAGACGCATAAGAGAAAACGATGATATTGACTTGATAGAAGAGAGCGAAGATGAAGACACGTTTGAAAATACAAGTGACGATAAATTCATTTTAAACAAAACGCATAATATTAGGTGCGTATACAATAAGAAATTCAAGAAATGGGAGCCATTGAAATTGACAGAAGAACCTGTTACAAAAAAAGAGGAATTAATCTTTTTAGAAAAATAAATTTATAAAGTTAGTATATAATGGTACATACTAAATCACATAAAGCACGCACAAAAAGACGCGTTAAATCAAAAAGTAGCAAGAAAAAATCACAAAAAGGAGGGGGGTATGGAAATACAATGAATTCTATGAAAGTAGACGCAACTTCTAATATGGGATATGGTTATTCTGGACCAGCCAAATACAATCATTGTGGTGGTAGCAAAGGGCTCAATGGAAATGTTGCAATATTCAACAATCGGGTTGGGTACGGGTACACCAACGAAGGGAGTCAAATGGCAAGTGCCGTCCAAGGAAGCTATGCCCCTGTTTCTCGATATGTAGGTTCTCAGTGTGGTGCCGGGAAAAAACATAAAAAGAAAAAGAAGAGCAAATCCATGCGAAAAAATAAATCCCGCAAATCACGAAAACATCTTAAGAAATCAAAAAAACACAAGAAAGGCAAATCTTCCAAACATAAAAAAACAAAGAAACATAAAAAGGGTAAGAAAGGCAAGAAGCATCAAAAAGGAGGGTACAGTCAGTATGGAAACAATACCCCTATTGGTACATCATTCGAATCTCCAAACCCAACTCCTCCATTGAATTCATTGGGTCCACTCAGCATTAACAAGACAAATATTAATTGCGTCGATAACTACAACCATTTTAAGAAATAAGATAACTTAACTATAAAAAATAAGTTAAATCTATATCAATAATATTAATTATTAAATATTATTGATTTATTATTAATGTCAGGCGAAGGACTGTTTAAGCGAATTAATAAACTGCCAAATTCCATAAGCTCACATATTTTTGAATACGATGACACATTTCGAGATGCCTATAAAAAGGTAATGTGTGAAATTAGTATGTTTCCCATCTGGAACGTTTCTTATATGAATGATAACACCAGTGCACATAAAATATACTACAATAAAAAAATAGCAAGCGATATGTTGTGTCATTGGAACAACCATTATACGACTTATGTAGATAGTCTTTTAAATTATTCAAATGATAACTCGAGCGATGATATACGCGTGCTGGATAATTATTTAGACAATAATATTTTGAGCTCACGCATACCTGGTAGGAAACAAACACTGTTTCAATGGATCGAATACTACAATTTGGTTACGTCGCGTTGATTACTTGCAACCAAAACACCCCTTCAGCTTATCAGCACAATGCTTTGGCTTTGCGATGTGTAGTTTTCCACCATCTACCATAATAAGAGTATCTATTAATCCAGGAAGCATATCTTTAATAACTGGGTCTAAAAATTCCAAAGCACCTGCGTCCGTGTTGTCTACTACATAGCATAATATGTCAACAACTAAGTCCTTCTTTTGTTCGGCATTCAAATGATAAAGCGTTGTTACTTTTGTCAACACTTTCATTGTTGCGTCCGCCATATTCTTCAAATTCACGCCAGATGGGAATATTTTTACAATATCCTGTCCGATGGTTACAACATCGTCTGCCTTGATTGGCGTTTTGCTATCTTTTACCGATTTTAGTTCAGCTACCTTAATATGAGCCATTATTTATACACTAATATTATATTAAATATTTCAAATATTGCGATTTATTATAAATACAAAATATATTTATGATAAATTATACAGATTTTCTTTTTTCAATCGTCGTCATCTATTAAACAAGTCCCGTTCAATATTTCGGTTCCATATTTTATTTTTAACGGAGTTGTTTTGATTTTTTTAATTTTCACTTTTGATTTACTGTTTTTGCTTTTACTCTTTTTGTTTTTACTTGTCTTAGTGAAGGGCGTTTCGTCCTTTCTTTCTACAATTGTCTCCCATTCATCGTTGTCGTATTCCTCGCTAGATGTTTTAATCACCTTGAACTTCTGTTTCTTGTAAAATCTTAACCGCTTCGACCAATGTCTCTGAAATATACTATGAACGTCCACTATATCCAATACCAACGCTTCATGATCTTTTTTTCTCAATATTCTTCCAACTGCTTGATTAACACTTACCTTTGGTGTTGCCATAAGCAAAGTCGTTAAAGACTTTATATCCAATCCCTCTTCTGCCATAGCGTACGTCCCTATTATAACCTTCTTCCCTTCGCTTATTTTTAAATCCTGTTCCTTCATACCACCAACGTAATACCCAACAGTCGCAATATTGCGATGTTTTATTGCGTCGTGTAAATAACGCAGCACATTTTTATTGTGTGCTAAAATCATTATTTGGTCTTCTACACTCCCCTTTTTAATGGTATCTTCCAATACCTTCAATAAAAATTCAGTCCTCCTATTGTATTCGCACAATTTCTTTATCATCGAGGTGTAATTGATTTGACCGCGCCAATTCAGGACTTCATTCTCAAATTCACCATCATTGCTAATATACTCAATAGCCTTTACTAAAACCTTGTTCTCCCCCTTCCTTTTTTTGCTAAATACAACCTCTCCCAAAAACATCTTGATTACTTTTGTTAGTCCATCCTTTCTTGTTAATGTTGCTGACAATCCCAGCGTGTAACGACTTACTATTTTAAATAGCGCTCTGCTAAATACTTCACTGCTTATATGATGTACCTCGTCCACTATTGTTAGTCCAAAATCTTTGAATAATTTTATATCATAATCTTTCATACTCAAGCTTTGCAACATTCCAATTACAATATCCTTTCCTTCAATATCTATTATACTTCCTTGTATTCTCCCTACCGTTGCCTTTGGGAGAAATTGTTCTATGCGTTCTATCCATTGTCTCAATAAAAATTCCTTATGGACTATGATTAGCGTCTTACGTTTTATTTTAGAAATTATTCTTAGACCACATACTGTTTTACCTGCCCCGGTGTGTAGTTCCAACAAACCCCCTCCCTTTTCTTCGGCCGCCTTCATGTATGCGTCCACAATCGGCAACTGATAATCTCTTAATTCCCCTTTAAATTCGATGTCTATTGCTTGTCCTGATCCTATTTTTGATATTTCTGGTTCTCCATAATTTTTGATCCCGTAGAATTTGGGAACATACAATTTCTTATGAGATTCTCTGTAAATTGGAAATGAATTTGGTTTAGCGAGGGAATTTTTAGGGACAAATGGTTTCATCATCAATTCTTTTTTTATTAAATTTTGCTCCTGTATCATCATATTCTCCTTTTTAATAGTGTAGCCTTTTTGACCTAAATAAGTTGCAACATCTTCGTCTTGTACGAGTGATGTCATTTTACTTATAATATGGTAATTATGTATTTAAATTATGTGAATTATTTATATAATGTTTGACGAAATTGTGCAACTCGTTAACAACAACGACATGCTTAAAAAAAATATTGTTGGAATGTTTCCATTTATCGACCATAATCTATTTAAACTTGTGTTTATTGGAACTTTAACCGGAATTGTTGCGTCCTTTGTTGGAGGCGGTGCTAAAATATTAATTGTGCCCTTATTGGTCTATTTAAATGTAATAAGCGACTATAAGGTTGCCATAGGAACTTCTTTAGCATCTTTGTTATTGCCAATCGGTATCGTAGCCGTTTTCTTTTTTGCTAAAGAAATATGTTCTGGAAATAGTGGAAAATGTATTAAATGGAATTATGCTTTAATTATATCCTTCTTTTTCGTGGTGGGAACAATGGCATCCTACTTCACAAGCAAAATAGACACGCGTTTATTTAAAAGTATTTTTGGAATAATAACGATTCTGCTGGGAGGGTTTATCTTATTCGACAGTAATTAATTTTGTTACGCAAATAAAAAAATATCATATTATCATATATGAAAAATCTACTAAAAATGATGCCAAGTAATCCATCTTATTTAGTATTATCTTTATTGATGGTTGTATTTATTGTATTGGAAGTTGCTCCTCCTAGCAATGTATGTATGTTAGTCGATACTATTGTCGGAAAGGCGGTTGTTATTATGGTTGCTCTTAGTTTATTTAGTTTAGATATGCTAATGGGTATTGTGGGTATTGTTGCTGCTTATGTTCTAATTATGAGATGTTCTAAAAAAGAAGAAATTAGGACTTTCTCTCCCTCCGAAGTTAGGAAATCGAAACATTTGAGTGTTATGAATCAATTCCCTCAAACAGTTGAAGAAGAAATTATTGGTAAAATGTTGCCTCGAACCAACCCTGACCTCCAGGCACCCGACTATAAACCAACATTGAACAATTTACACAACGCCACCAAATTGTAAAATATATACATTTTTATATCTTAAATAATAATTTCCTAAATTTTAGGAATATTATTATTAATGTTTAAGGCTCCTATTTCGGTACTTTGATTTTACTGGCTAATTTTTTCACCATAAAAACAAATGCAATCAGTCCGACCCCACCTAGACCTATGAGCGCTGCCATTTTTGCCGCCTCGCTCTTTTTTTTATCGGCTGTCTTTTTTACAGCATCCGTTTCTTTTGCATTTGATGCAAAATCAGCACCAACTACGACTGTCATTGGATAACAAACACCTTGTGGGTTAGTACATCCATTCGCACCTTCTTTGTCGCAATTTTTTATTATATTGCCTTTATCCCTTATATCCAGACATTGGAGATAATCCTCGCCACAGTCTTCTGTTTTCTTACAAGTTGCTCCCATTTTACTTCTAGTCATTGTAAATATATAATAAAATAATATAATTTTATGTATATAAATGAATATTACTAAAAAAAGATTACATAAAATTAAAAGAACAAAACATCAAAGCAAACGTTATATTCATAAGAAAAAAAAAAGAAAAAATAAAAAACATAAAACACATAAAAATAAACGCCGGGCCTACAATCTTAAAAACAAAACATTGAAATTTAAACAAAAGGGTGGTAAACCTGACTCCAAGAAAGAACAATTTAAAGAAGCACTTGAGTTGTATAAAGACGCTTTAAAAAAACAAAAAGAGAAGAAAAAAGCAGCAGAAGAATTACAGCAACAGAAAGATGGAAAAGAAAATGAAAAGAAAACTATAGAATCAATTGTAAATTTAAAGGAAAAAGATAAAAAAGAGATGGAAAAAAACTTAGGAGACCAAAAACAACTAGAATATACAAATGAAGAACTAGAAAATGCAAAAAAAGAATTAGAAGCAGCAAAGGAAATACTAGAAAATGCAAATGAAGAACTAAAGAAAGCAAATGGAGAATTAAAAGCAGCAGAAAAAAAACTAAATGAAGCAACAAAGGTACTTAAAACTTACCGCCCGGATATTGAAGGATTTAAAGCATCGAAACACAATGATATTATAAAAAAAACCACCAATGAAGATAAAGACCTAACTAAGGCTTATGGTAGGGGAAATATTGAAATTATATCATTTGCGGGTAAGGAACTAAAGTCAGATGATTTATCCAAAATTCATGAATTATTAAAAGATGGTAAAGAAGAATTCAAAACACTTAAAACCATTGATTTGAGTAACACCAACTTAGCCCTTGTGGGAAAATTAAAAACTTTCCTCGATAATATTAGTACAAACAATCTAAACGTAACAAATATTAATTTAGACAATAATAAATATGACTTAGATGAATTAAAAAAAACTTTTGACGATATTTCAGGAGAAGAAATCAAATTTAATAATATTAGTATTACGATAAAGAATCAAGGAAAAACAAAGCTGAAAAAGGGAAAAGAAATGGCGCAAAGCGCTGCTTCTGGAATGAAAAGCGCCGCTTCTGGAATGAAAAGTGCCGCTGCTTCTGGAATGAAAAATATAGGATCAAAGTTAAAAAAAATTAAATTTGGTTCAAAAGGGTATAAATCAAAAAACTCAACCATTAAAGGATTAAACAGTAACAAAGAATGGAAAGGCATTTTTAATGTATTAATAATGGCAATATGCAACATCGATAATAAAGAAGATGATGAGAAGGACATGGAAAAAAATACTATTAATGATAGCAAGAATAAAGAATTATATGGTAAAATAATAGAGTATTATAAAGACGACACTAATAAAGTCCGCGACGATGAGTTGTATAAAACTATAAAGGAATTTTTAGAACTCCGTCCGCCCGCAACAGATGATAAAAAGCCCGATAAACAAGAAGATCTTTCTTGTAATAAAATACAACATCAGAAGACAGATGAAATTGTACTAAAAATTCATGATTTAATCATACAAAAAGAAGATAATATAATAATAAAAATCATTAAAGCCACTGAAGAAAAGCCAGCTGAAGAAGCAGCACCCGCAGCTGAAGAAAAGCCAGCTGAAGAAGCAGCACCCGCAGCTGAAGAAAAGCCAGCTGAAGAAGCAGCAGCAGCAGCTGAAGAAAA